CCTAACCCGTTCCCCGGCTACCGAGGCAGCGTGTCCGGGACGTTCCCAATCCCAATGGGTGGCACACGAGCAGACACGCTGGAGGTAATTTTGGTTTGCGAATGTACTGGTTGCCAGTATTGTATATATTACCGATGGGTAAACGATGATGCTTATCCTACCTGGCAAGTGGTTCCTTACACCATTCTCACTTGTGACTGCCCCGCCGTCTTAGACGTGATCGGCGGTTTCACTGAAGGTAACGTATGGGGGTATCAGGTCAGTGATGTCATGATCTATGAGTTGGAGGACAACTGCTGATGAGAAGGTTACTGATTGTTTTGCTGCTACCGGTCGTAGCACAGTTCGGTATTCATTACTTCCGGGTTTTCGCTGAGGCTGTGGGCGAAGCATCGGTGGACCACTGGGAGGAAGACCTCAACGCCCAGGTAGAGAAGGAATTCCCCCGTGGATAAGTGTCAATGCGAGGCATCCGGGTTTTGCACAGTACGAAACCTCGCGATGAAGCCAACGCTTCAGATGATCTGTAAGGTCAACAAGAACCGCGTCGACCGGTTGCTTGACCCTACGGTCGAGAAGACTCCCCCCGACAAACCAACTCGCCAAGCAAGACCTGCAGTCCTCCCGAAGGAACCGGTGGGGGACTGCCTGGAAGCACGCATCGAAGGTTTGATCAAAGTCAAGTCCTCAAAGGGGTGCGGCTGCAGTACTCTGAAGTCAAAAATGAATAGCTGGGGGGTCAGAGGTTGTGAACGGAACCGACCCGAGATCGTATCGGCTCTTGTGGCCAACAGAGACGTTCTCATGTCTGCAGTGGCTGACGGGTCGTTTATCTTCAAGACGGTACTCAAGAATACCCCTGACGACGTGCTGGCTGTGGGGGCCAACTGGTTGTTGGATGGTGCTATCGACGACGCCAAGGCTCAGAAGAACCCAGGATCTCGCAGTCCGCAGAAGCTCTCAGGGTATTGTTCGGCAGTTACGTCGATGAACCCGAACCCAGCACGAGCCGAACGTCAACTCCTGTGTCTACGATCCTGGCTACAGATCGGTCTCAACGTGGTCGTCGTGAACACTACGGAAGAACTCGACGGCATGGATCTCCCAGCAGGAGTTACTACGGCACCATGCGATGACATGACGACGATATACGACCGCAAGACGCAGTTCGTGTCGTCACTGATACAAGCCGGGATAGACACCGGCCACCAGTTCATGCTGATCAACTCGGACATCGAGATTGATGGAAACGCCAGCCTGATAGACAGGGCGATGGATCACTCGGACTCCCTGACGATCGGTATCCGGCACAACTATTACGCAGGCCGAAGAGTCCAGGCTGTTCGAGAACCATCCGGGTTGGACGTCTTCCTGATGACTCCTGAACTGGCAAGGACTGTCCCCGACGCACCATTCGGGATCGGAAAGCCAGCTTGGGATTACTGGCTCCCGCTACATTTCAAGTTGGCCAACACCCCGTTCCACTGGATAAAGTCCCCACTATTCTACCACGAGAAGCACCCGTTGGGGTGGAGCCGCAGCGAGTGGGAACTGGGCCGGGACTTCCTGATCGAATACTACGGAGTTGAGTTGGGATACGGGTCCGGCGAATTCCGTGCCAGTCTTGATACACACTGAAAGCATAGTTACGGTCGGGTGTCCGGTGGATAAATAGCTGGACCCCACAACGTGGCCTGGGAAGGCCCTGCCCCGATCGGGGCAGGGTCGCCATGTTTCCACTAGACAGCCCTTGTCAAGCCCGATACAATCCCGGCTCAACATTTTCCTGACGGAGAGAATCATGGCAGACATATTTCGGAAGCGACGTACCTTGACCCCCCGGTCAACAGCACCAACGGCACCGGCCCGGCCAGCCATGCACAAGGCTATGAGGTACTACCCGGGGCACCCTGACTACGTGCCACCTCCACCACCCACCTTCCAGCAGCAGTGGCGGATAGATCACGGCCAGGACCCCAACACCTTAGACTTCATCAAGGGCGTGGACGACCTTGATGAAAACGGTAACCCGTACCCCGAAGGGTACAACGGGATGCAGTACGCCGCCAACCAGCCACAGGCACAGTCGTTTAACCCTCAGAACCAGGATGTACTAGACCGGGCAGCAGCCGCGTTGGACGCTATCAGGCAGGACCGTACCAACCCGATGTACGGTGGTCAGCAGAGTTACGCGGCTCCCGGGGCTAACGGTCAACCTATCGGCGGAACGTCTCCAATACCTGGCCTCATCGGTCGAGGTTTGGGGGCGATGAGTGACGGGCTTAACTTCGCTCAGGACAACATCGAGCAGTACCACCGAGACCGTCCGGGTGTTCCGCAGGTGCCTCCTGCTCAACGGGCGGGGTTCGCAGCTCCCGGCCAGAATGCAGCAATCCAGGGGTCCCCCGGTCTACGCGGGTTCATCAACAGCGTCGGACAGGGGTTGAACGGGTTGGTTACCAGCATCGGCGGTAGCCTGTCTCAGATGCTGCAACCGAGCGGGGGTCCTAGACGTCAGCCGATGTACGGTGGAGCCCAGGGGTACGCGGCCCCGGGTGCCAACAACCCACTGTACACGTACGACGGGCCGAACACGCCCAGCACTGGCAACCCGATGCGACCGATACCCGGCGGCGACCCCCATATCGCTGCTCTGCAAGCCGAGATTGATCGGGGCAACCGGCAGGAGGACATCATGCTTGAGCCGGGAGCTACTTCGTCTGGTGGGGCTACGAAGAACTTCCGGAAGATCCAGCCGGAGGACCTTAACGGGGTAACTGCCCCAACAGTGGCTGGGTACAACGGCAACGTAGGGTATGTTGCTGATCCGAACCGAGCCTCTGCTGAGAGAAACATCGCCTCTTCTCAGGCGAACGCCCAGCGACTCGCTGAAGGGGGTGCTGCAGCCGATCCGACTAACGGTCGTGGCAGGTTCGGAGGGGCGTATGGAGCCGGGCTGGACGCGGATGCTACCGCCCTCGCAGAAGGCCGGGCTGTACGTACAGCCGACGGTAAGGTCGTGTACTTCACTGGTACGCAGGAGTCTGCTCGCCAAGCACAGACAGCAGGCAAGGCCGAACGTGAAGCGTTGCGAGACCGTAACAACCTGAACGTACCTGAGGCTGAGCTGAAACGCCGTGCTGCTGCCGACGCACAAGCCGCAGCACGGGCCGCCAAGCACCAAGCCTTTAAGGACGCCAACGGTGGTATGAGCTACAAGCAATACGACCGGATGACAGGTAGCAGCAATGGCAATAACGCTTTGACGATGAAGGCCGTCCGAGAGGGCAGGCTGAGCCCAATGGAAGCTAACTACCGGATGCAGCTACGGGCTGAAAAAGCTCTACGCCGATCGGGTAACCCGATAACGGGCGGCACCTCTATGGCCGGAAGTTTGTACCCGAACATGATGCCCCCGCAGAGTAGCAAAGCCCCGGCCCCAGAGAACCCGATGTCTGCAGCGACTGATAGGTTTCGGCCGGGTGGGGTCGTGACACCGCAAAGTAGTCAAGCCGCACGAGACACGTTGAAGGTGATGGCCGAAGGCGGAAAGACACCGGACGGTGCCGCCATACCACCGGACCCAATGTTTGCTGCGGGTCTTGCCGAATCCCCGGACAACATCCAAGGCGTCCACTTTGGAATCCAGCAGATGGTTCAGGACGGGAAGGACCTTGGCGATAACGAACTCCAGAGCCTTCACGCTGCTGCCGTAGCTATGCAGGCTGGCCACGGTACGTCAAGCTACGACCCGTTCGACATGACGTACGGGTTTGAAGGGCTATCCGGGGCGGACGCGGCACACACTGAAACATTCGGTCCGATGTACAAAGAACTTGCAGGTATGGCAACACCGACCCCACAGCAGTTGAGGAGTTGGTGGGCGAAGTTCAAAGGACACATTCGACCGGACACCAGCATGTGGTCGAGCGTTGGTGAGGACGCCCCATCAATCGGGGGAACTGAGTTTCCTAGAAACCCAATGAAGCCATAATATGCCTACCATCTCCCAGCTCCTCAACGCTGTACCGCAGAACCAGCTCCAGCCTCAGCAAACTCAGCAGCCACAGTCCGAAGACATAGGACTGATGGATACGTTGAGTGCGGTGGGTGGGGCTAGTCTCGGGGCCGTCGCGTCCGTAGGTAACTTCCTCGACCTACCGGGCTCGTCGATCCGAGACATCCTCGCCGGGCAGAACCCGTTCGACCAGTGGATGTCCCCTCTTACGGACAAGAACCGCACATCGGGCAGACAACTGCTTGAGAAGTACGGCATGAGAGCCAACCGTGAGACTGGCATGTCCGGTTGGTTGTCAGACCCCGGTGAAGGTCTACGCGACCTCGCTGGTTTCGCCACTGAGGTACTGCTTGACCCATTCGGCCCGTTGACCAAGGGCACGAAGATGGCTACCGGTGCGGCCAGCCTGGTTGACCGGGCTCACCCCCTTGTGAAAGGTTTGGCCAACGGAGCTGTCAACGTCTTCGACAAGCTGCCGGGTAAGATCGGGCAGGTCACGAAGGACCGGGTTACTGGTTGGGCTAAGAACGCCAACCGTGGTGTCAAGGCATTGTTCAACGCACCGAGCGGTGGCGTCACCGATGTGTACGCTCAAGGTATCAAAGAACGGGCTACCGTCACAGCAGACGCGGCCCGGGAATTGGCCAACACGATGAGCATTGACATCGTTGAGACCGCCAACCGGAGCGGGTTCAACCTGAACCGGAACAACGATCTTGACATGACCGATCCGGCTAACTGGTTGGCCGATGATTCACCCCTCGTGACACGGGCTCGGGAAGATCAACTCACCCGGTTCTGGGAAGGCACGTACGACCCGGCCAATGCTGGTATGAAGCAGGGAGACCTCGTCACCCCGGCGGGTTCAGACGGGTTTAAGGAGGTTGAGTGGATCGACCGGTCGTCCACTGGCACGAAGGTCAAGCTGGTCAACGACGATACCATCTACAACGACTTCGACTTTGATCCAAAGAAGCAGTGGCTGAGTCAGGGTGTGGAGATCCCACAAGAAGTCCAGGACGTCATGCTGCAGATGAAGGGGTTCCGCGATACGCTGAAGGATGAGGTACATGAACTCGGTGGTAACATCGGGGACCTGATGGACCCGTACATCGACTTCACTCACCGTCGTAAAGGTGTTGACCTCGCCCGAGCTGAACAGATCGGCGGACTGGCCCATCACTCCTGGGTGAGAAACAAGTACGCCAGTCTTGCGTCGACGTTGCAGGCAACTGGTGGTCGTGAGATGCTGTACAAGGCATTTAAGGATGGTACGACTGGAGTCACGGACTTGTACCGTGACAACAAGTGGCAGAACCTCGTACGTAGCATCAACGATCTGGCTACTGGAGTTGGTGCCGACGATGGCCCCAACTACATACCGAACTACGTTGGTATGCGGCACATCCAGGAGTTCGCTGAGGCCCTTGGTAAGACTCCGGAGGACGTCTTCAAAGAGATGCAGCAGATGCGTCCAGTCAACGCGACAGACACCCGAGCGTACAGCACACAGCCGGGGGTATACACGGTTGCTAGAGATGGAGCTGTTGTCGGAGAAATACGGGCTAACGTACTGGACGGCGTAGCCGACATCGACGCCAGTAGACTGTCGGACACGAGCCTACTTCCAGACGCCCTACACGACGTGGCTCAGCATCTTGCCAAGACTGGTGCGGCCGGTAGGGTCCGGGTCAGTGCAGCTCAGGACATTGCCGACGCTCTCAAACCACACCGATATGTTCCGGACGGGTTGAACCCTGACGGCACCGAACGGTTGGTGCGAGACATCTTCAAGGCCGAGGATACGTACACGTCGTTCGACAAGTTCATGCCCAAGGACGAGTTCATTGCTCGGTTCAATGCGTACGTCGACCACCTTGCGTCTCAGGTCAAGCAGGGCGACATGCCGGGGGTACAACCCGGTCGCGGGTGGTGGAAGTCTTACACGAGCTACACCCCGAACGCTGACGGTACGGAGCGGGTACTTAACCTCGACCCAGCGAACCTGACGTTCGTTGACAGCAACAACATCCTCGACCCAAACATCCGCAAGATGTTTACCTTCCGCAACGAGTACGATCAGGCTATCGCCCACGTTCAGGATGGCAAAGAACTCTACATCGGTATCAAGCAGGACAAGGGTAAGAAGGCCGAGCTGTTAATGCTCAAGCCGACTCAACGGCACCAGATCGAAATGCGGCACAAACAACTGCTTAGCAAACTCGATGATATGCTGGTCAAGAGCCCGCTACTCCAGGCTGAGGCTATCACTGACGCTGTGCATGGTGCCATCACTCGGAACTACTCGGACAAGGTAGACCGATGGATGCCAAAGATCGACAAGGTCGACGGTACAGATGTGGGTGAGATTACGGCGATGAATGCTGCCGGGGACTTCTCCCGCAAGGCAGGACTGAAGCAGTGGCACAAGACGTTCGAGGAACTCAGCGAAGGGGTAGACTTTGTTAAACCCCAGTCCGCACAGGAAGCCCTGCTGCGGTTGGATGAGGACAGCCTGCAGGCGTTGATGTTTACACCAGCTCAGCGAACCCGACTCAACCAGATCCGGGGAGAGATCGCGGACAAGGCGGATGTGATCCAAGACGACGCGGCCCGTGAAGCTGCCAAGATTAACCAGGACATGTCAATCGAACTGGTAGACCGGCACCGAGGGCTGGCTGAGGATATCTCTCAGAACATCGAACGTCGGTTCAACAACATGTACGAGGGTTCGTCTGTATCCAGCAACTTGGAGTACTTACGGAAGAACACAGCGTTCAAGAGTTTGCTACAGTCACAGCGGGACTTCATCGGTAAGGCCGTAGTCGACGCACGTACGAACCCAGACGCTTTCGGCACACGTAGCCCCCGAGGTAATGTTGACGTCGAGTACGACCTCGCCAACAAACGTGGTATGACGTTTGAGCAGGCGATTGAGGACAAGTTCTTCGGGGACGGGATCAGCGACACACGGTTCATCGAGTCGGTACGACAGTACCTGATCAGAAACAAGTCGATGAAGTCCACCAACACGGCGGACGCCTTGATCGCTAAGCTGGAGGCTGGCGGACTCACTGATGCTGAGGTGGCTAACCTGAAGGCCGCTGCTAAGTCCGCCAAGATGGTTGACGCTGATGAGCTGGCCAAGCAGATCAACGAAATCAAATCGCTACGCCTTATGTCTGACACTTGGGGACAGATGAAGACCCTCAACGAAGGGGCGGGCATGTCGATGATGCCGGAGCTGGAAGGTCCTTTCCGGTGGGCACAGAACCTGATGGCTGCAACGAAGGCCGGTCAGCTTAGCACGTCGTTCGCTACCGGCGTACGAGACGGCATGTCATCGTTCTTCAACGGTGTCATCATGGGTGACATGAACCCGATGGCTTTGACCCGACACTGGAAGGCCGCAACGTCATTCACCAAGGGCATGGCGATAGACCCCGGCGAAGGTATCGCAGACATCGAGCGGTACCTTGCGGCGAAAGGAATTGCGTCTACCGCTGAGACAAGAGGCCAGGTATTCCAGAACATGTGGAACGCACACCACATGCACGGTTCACCGAACCCGGACATCATCACAGCCGATGCGTTCCGGCTGGCTGAAGCCGACTCGTCAATGGCACTACTGCGTAACCGAGCAGGCAGCCAGCCGGGCGAGGCTCTTGCCGGTCTTAAACGAACAGTGCAGAAGCCTTGGCAAGCCTTGGACCCACGAGTACAAGGTACGTGGACCACGGATGAACTCGGTCGGCAAGTTCAGCGGTCTGAAGGTAAGAACCCCCTCGTCAACATGATGAATGGGTTCCGGGGGATGATCGACACAACGGTACGTACAACTTTTGTTCTCGACCGGTTGAAGAAGACCGGGTCGGTGGCTCAGGCATTGGCCGACGCGGACAGGATCTTGTTGAACGCGGACCCGAAGAACTTCACACGCTTCGAACACAAGTTCATGAAGTCGGCGGTACCGTACTACTCCTTCATCCGGCAGAGTCTTCCCCTCTTCATCACAGAGATGATGGCTAACCCCGGTGGTAAACTTGGGATGACCATCCGAGCAACAAGACTCGGTCAGGGTGGTGAGGATGACTACGTTCCGTACCAGTACCTCGACTCAGCGGCTATCCCTCTTGGCGAGACAGACGAAGGTCAGCTCAAATATCTGACGTCTCTCGGGCTCATGCACGAAGACGCGATCAAGTACGCAGGCAATGCTTTGCAGGGTGACCTGCGAGGTTTGATGCAGCACGCCCTCAGCTCGTCCAACCCGGCAATGAAGTGGCTGATCGAGTACAGCACCAACACGTCTCTGTTCAGCCAAGGGCCGATGGGTGGTAGAAGACTTGACGACCTCGACCCAACGATGGGACGTATCGCAGCTAACCTTGGACTACAGAGCGGTGATGCTTCAGGTCGGCCGATCCCGGTTGGTGGTCCGATTGCCGAGTCAGTAGCAGCGATGAGTCCTATCTCCCGCTTGCTATCAAGTACAAAGATTGCCACGGACAAACGGCTGAGTCCCGGTGAGAAGGTAGCCCGGCTTGTGTCGGGGTTCCGCATGGAGACCATCGAGAAAGAGCAGATCACCCGAGACCTGCGTGACCGGCTGAACGCCCTGCAGATCAAGCTGGGTGCCCGCCCACTTACGATCGTTAGTGGAGCCGACAAGTTGAGAGAGTTCGCGTTGGCTCAGGGCGACGAGGAGACCGCAGTACAGCTCGCCCAGATCGAGAAGGCACTGGCTATCCAGAAAAAGTTGGACCGGGACTCCGAGAAAACCACCAAAGGAACACCGAAAAAAGATTCTCGTAAAGCCCTGATTGACAAGCTCATGGGGTTACGTTAATCTTTTCCTGAAGTTGAGAATTTTCCGGTATAGGAAAACACCGCGTAGGAGGAAAATCATGTTGACAGGTGCTGTTGTACGAGACGTCACGAAGAAGCTGAACGACGCAACGGACATCCCGTTCGTTAGCGAGGCTATCGAGGGTTTGGTTATTGAGAAGTTGGTTGTCCTGATCGACAGCCACCTCCCGCCCTGGGTCGCTCAGTTCATGGCCAGTGCCGCTGACGGATTGACCGTTGAGGAGCTGAAGGTCCACGAAGACGTAATCGTGGTTGACCTCTGCAAGCGAATCAACATGAGCAAACTCCTGCCCGACTTCGTTGAGGCAAAGCTCATCCGCTACGTTGTCAACGCGGTGCTGGAATACGCCCGAGTTGGTTTCATGGCACCGGGGGTGTGAATTGAGCACGATTCAAATTGCAGGGGCCTTCCTCCTTCTGTTCGGCGGTTTGACCGGAGCTGGTACGTTTCTGTACGGTAAGCTCCGCAAGCCCGCGACCCCACCCGGTCTCCAAGTAGACTCTGACGCACCGGCTCCACTTCGTATCTCTGAGTACCTGGCATTGATCGAGGCTGCCAGCCCGACTGCTTCTGCCGGTACTCGGTGGGAGTATGCAGCCTGCGGATGCACCGAGGCTGACGTGCTTCGACGTGAGGTGATCAGACTTGGTGGAGAGAAGAAGTCATGAAGTACCTACCAACAATCCTGATGATTATCGGTGGGTCACTTCTACTGGTTCCGGGGGGCGACACGGACGTTGCCTTTTCAGATACGCTTGCCACCGCGTACAAAGCGGACCGGCAGTTCAAGGTCGAGAACCTTCTGCGATTGTCCCAGATGACGGGGTCGACCGTTGAAGCCCGAGCTACGGCTTGGGAAGAACTCGACCGGGCGTCATTCGGCAAAGCCTTTGACGCAGTCGGCAACGATGTGTCAGTGGCCATCGAGAAGAACACAGAGGCTGACCTGGCCAAAGCGTGGAGTAAGTGATGCCTAAGCTAAACGGCTGGCGTATCGACCTTGAGAACTTCGACTCCTTGTTCGCGATGGGAGGGGAAGATGAGGTCATGGCCCTGTGCGGGACATACAAGGAAGTGTCTTTTGACCCAAGAGAACTCCTGGTTGTCGAGAACCAAGGGAGCATGGGGTCCTGCCAGGGCAACAGCATCTCGTCTGGGTGCGAGTGGTTGTACATCCTTGCCACGGGCAAGACCGATGTCCAGCTCAGCCGGGCATACGGCTACTACCGGTCTCAGATGAAGGACGGACTGCTCGGCCGGGACGCCGGGTCAACGATCGAATCAGGGATCTGGGTTGCCACACAGTGCGGCATTCCACTTGAGTCTGAGTGGAAGTACAGCGACCGGTACAACCCAAAACCACCAAAGCCTTGGGATGTAATGGATACCCTTGGGGGCAACTTCAAGATCGGTAAGTCGATTCGGCTCACGACATACGAAGCGATTCGTACGTTCCTCGGTGCCGGTATCGGCATGGTTCACATCGGCATTCCCTGGAACTCAAGCACAGACCGAGCGGTAGTAGACAGCTTCAACCCGAATGGTGGGGGAGGTCACTCGGTCGGACTGTACTCTTTGTCGACACGCATGGATAGCCAAGGCCGACCGTATATCTGGATGATGAACTCCTGGGGTAAGACTTGGGGTACCGAAGGTTGGGCCGAGTGGTCGCCACGAGCGGTCGAGCAGATGCTTCAAGCGAGGTTCTCGGTGTTCATTGCCATCTCGGAGATGGCAAATGTGAAGCCGAGGGAGTGGAAGTTGGACGACATCAAGAAGAAGGTTAAATGGTGGCTGCAAGCATGAAAAACATTATGCACCTGTTTCTATTGGTCATGGTTCTGACTGGGTGCGGTCAGGAAGCCAAACCAACAATCGAAGTAACACCAGCCTACGTGAACTTAATCACCACGGCGGCTACGGACACCACCAAACAGGTTGGCGAGGTAAAAGCTGTATTGCAGGAGAACACCCGGCTCCTGATACAGATCAAAGACCTTGTCCAGAACCCTCCCACCGATGGGGTTGAAGCTCAGGAGACGCCCTCCTCTCCTACGTTGCTCACCCCATCGGTGAATAAACTCTACGTGTCCAGCATCCCGGGCTGCGGCCCCTGCGTACAGCTAAAGCTGGACGACGAGGCTGGGAAGTTTGCTGAGGCAGGGTTCGAGGTCGTGTACGCGGACGATCCTACCTGGGATGGTGGCTACCCGATCATCCGGTGGCTCGACAGCGAGGGTCAGTGGAAAGCCATGATGTACAAAGATCGAAGGGGTAAGTACCGGTCGTCCGGGTACGGACCCAACACAATCTCTGAACTGGTCGGGCTGGTGAAATGAACGACTACCTACGCACCCAGCTATACAAGCACCTCCACTGCGACACCGCGTCGGCGGTGGCATCCGGAGTTTCCCGGGGTATCGGGTACGAACGAGCCTTTGGCCTGCAAGCCAAGGCCGACCGTGTCGTTGGCTACTACGAGAAACACAGGGTCTTCTGTACCAGCCAGAAGGAACTGATCGGTCGGATAAAGAACGAATGGACGGCAGGGCTTGGCCCGATTGCGTCTTGGTTAATGTGGATGGCCATAAAAACTTTGGTAACACAGGTTGTACGGTGGTTGTGGAACCGGTACACTCCTTGATCTAAACCCCCAGACGAGTAGCGTTTCGCCTTTTGTCCTCCTGTGAAGGAAACGTACTCATGACTCGTGCAACACTGATCTCCGGTAATAACCAACTCGTATCGTCCCCTACTCGGCTGAGAAACCTGTTCCTGTCATGTGACGCGAACTTCTTGGAGCTGTACAACACGGTCCTCGTGAACATCAACATTCCGGCTCATGCCAGTAAGTTGATCTACAACGTCTTCACCGCCGACCAGACCTACGTGGTCCGGTCACTCCGAGTTGTACCTGACGTGGCCCAAGGTGCTGCCTTGACAGCCACGCTCAACAAGGCCACCGGCACCGCCACTCCGGCGACAGGTACCACTCCTCTCCACACAGGTACGATGAACCTCAACGCCACTGCCCACACGGTGCAGACCCTGACGTTGACCAGTACCACAGCCGACCTCTCGTTGGCTGCAGGTGACCGTATCGCACTGGTGCTGTCTGGTGCTCTCAGCACCGGCAGTGCAAACGTGTCGATCCGTCTCGGCAAGGCTTGATATTCATGTGTAGCCCGGCCTGCTTCGGCCGGGCTACCTCTTTGAGGGAGAGTAATCGTGCCAGACACCGACAGGGAGCCTTGGTGGGGCCGGGTCATTGAGAGCTTGACCAAGTATATCACCGCTCAGACGTTCAACAACGCACTGCTGCTGACAATCATATTCGGCGGGGCGTACGTTTGTATCAAGCTCGTCCCGATCCATCTCACCCAGATCCAGAGCGGGTATGAGAGAGAAGGTGCCGCCAACCGAGCATTGATTGAACGACTTGATGAGTACCACCGTGAAGAACGAATGCAAACCTTCGAGTATTTGCGGGAGATGTGGGGTAATAAGAAAGTAGCGAGTCACTAACGCTCCTGTCGTAGGGGCGAGGGAGCACGTCGTGTGTCTATCGCAGCAACTGTTGTAGATCTGATTCTCGATGCAACCGCAGCAGGCAAGGCGATGCTGCTTGCGGCAAATGCTTCCGCACAGAAGGCACTGCTGTCTTTGGTGAAGGCGGACGTTGGCCTTGACAACGTAGACAACACCAGCGATGCCGCCAAGCCCGTCAGCACCGCTCAGCAGACAGCCCTTGATGCGAAGGTCACAGCCAACACCACTATCGTTGGTGCGACTAAGACCAAGATCACCTACGACTCCAAAGGTCTGGTGACTGTAGGGGCGGATGCTACAACTGCGGATATCGCTGACTCAGCAAACCGTCGATACGTGACCGATGCACAACAGACTGTGATCGGTAACACCAGTGGGACAAACTCCGGCGACAACGCGGTCAACACTTTGTACTCTGGCCTTGTCACCAACGCTACCCACACTGGCGATGCCACGGGTGCAACCGCGTTGACCTTGGCGACAGTCAACTCCAACGTCGGTTCCTTCGGGTCAGCAACCCAGTCAGCGGCCGTTACCGTCAACGCCAAAGGTTTGGTTACCGCAGCCAGTGCCACGACGATCACTCCCGCTATCGGATCGGTGACTGGACTTGGAACCGGGGTAGGTGCTGCCCTCGTAACAGCGGTAGGGTCAGCAGGTGCTCCCGTCGTTAACGGTGGATCCCTCGGCACGCCTGCTTCAGGCACTCTCACCAACTGCACAGGATACCCAACGACCGGGCTCGGGCTGACATCAGGCAACCTGTCACAGTTCGCAGCCACAACATCGTTGCAGTTGGCAGGGGTGATCAGCGATGAGACGGGCAGTGGCTCCCTCGTGTTTGCCAACACCCCGACGTTGGTCACTCCTGTGTTGGGTGTGGCCACTGCCACCAGCGTAAACAAAGTTGCCATCACGGCACCAACCACGTCGGCTACGCTCACGATCGCCAACGGTGCGACACTCACTGCATCCGCGACAGCGACTGTCAGCGGGACCAACACCGGGGACAATGCGGTTAACGCCCTGTACTCAGGGCTGGTCACCAACGCGACACATACCGGAGACGCAACAGGTGCGACCGCCCTGACCTTGGCAACAGTAAACGCCAACGTCGGTTCCTTCGGGTCAGCAACACAATCGGTTGCTTTCACGGTGAACGCCAAAGGGCTGGTGACAGCAGCCAGTGCAACCACGATCACACCCGCTATCGGGTCTGTGACTGGCTTGGGCACAGGGGTTGGTGCTGCTCTCGTAACAGCGATAGGGTCCGCAGGATCGCCCGTGCTAAACGGTGGTGCCCTTGGCACGCCAGCAAGTGGGGTTGCGACTAACCTTACCGGCACCGCGTCGGGCTTGACGGCAGGTACGGTGACGACCAACGCGAACCTGACCGGCGATGTCACGTCTGTTGGTAACGCCACGACCCTGGCTAACTCAGGTGTGACCGCTGGCGTATACTCGATGGCGAACATAGTGGTAGATGCCAAGGGTCGCATCACTATGGCGGGTAACAGTTCGTTGGGGAACTCCTTGGTCGCCATTCAGAACATCCCGTCGATGGCTGCGGACGAGAGTATATACTACACCAGCAGTACAGTAGCAGCAGCCTACTCCCTCACTGCAGCCGCTCGTACCGTGCTTGATGATGCGACCGTTGGTGACATGGTCAACACGTTGGGTGGGGCCACTAGCACGGGCACTGGCGGACTTGTTCGCCTGAACGCACCAACGCTTCAGGGCGGGATGCTTGTCGAAGCTGGAGGGAACTTTACTACGAACTACGGAGCCCCGGCACAACTTCGTGTACGGCGAGCCCAAGGTACGCAAGGTGCCCCAGCACAGGCAACGTCCGGCATTCAACTCGGGATCATCGGGGCACAGGGCATGAACGATGCTCTGGCCTTTGCCGGGTACACGAGCTACATCAGCTTTAACGCAGCACAGAACATCACGACGACTGGATGCGGTGGCTACTTCAACTTCTACACCACCCCGATCGGTTCTTTGACTGAAGTCATGCGGACATGGGTCGGAGCGGCAGGCAACTTCGGTATCGGAGTGTTCGCAGCGGAACCATCGGCCCGACTCCACGTCATCCACACTACAGAGCAGTTACGGCTTGCGTATGACGCTTCGAACTACCTCTCGGCCACGGTGGGCTCAACGGGTGCGGTCACGTTCGACGCGGTCGGTGCAGGGGCTGCGTTCAATTTCTCGGATTCAGTCACAGTGGCAGGTTCGTTAGTCTCTGCCTCTGGTGGGGTTGGGTATGCGACGGGAGCAGGTGGCACGGTCACGCAAGCCACATCGAAAACAACCGGAGTCACCTTGAACAAGACCACCGGCACGATTACGATGAACGCTGCGGCAATGACGTACAACACCAAAGTCGCGTTTACCTTGACCAATAGTACGATTGCGGCAACTGACTTTGTACTGGTACAACATGAGTCCGGAGGTACAGTGGGATACTACTTCTGCACGGCAACTCCGGCAGCAGGGTCAGCAACGATCAACGTCTACCTTGAAGGATTCACAGCAGGTACACTATCAGAGGCGATAGTACTAAGGTTCGTGGTTATCAAAAGTGTCAATGCTTAACACCCCCTTTAGGAGATTGATCAGTGATCTTTACCCCAGCCGAGTTGGCCGACTTCACCACCCTGTGCGAGATCGGAGCGAAGACTATCTCACAGGACAAACCTTTGGCAGAGTCAGCCAACGTCCAGAATACAGCGTTGAGGCTGATCCGTAAGTTGAAGGAGGCTAACGCGAAGCCACCCGCAGAAGTTCCAGAGATTCCCGAGGTAGAAAAACATGGGTCTGCAGACGATTCAGTTTGAGACGATTTCCCTTGCTGAGGTAGGCAGCGGCACGGTCACTGCCTTCCTTTACTCGGGTACTACTCTCGTAGCTACACTCTCCAGCATCACCGAGAATGGGACGCTGCGGGGCAGGTATACCGGCACGACTTTGGATGTGCCCGCCGCCACGTACCGTGTGGTCATCAAGTTCAACGGCATCACCATCAGCGAGCCCACTCAGCAGGTCGTGTTGCTGTTGGCAACAGGCACCTACGTCGTGTCGAGTGGAGTGGCGGGCGATGCTACCGCTGCCAACCAAGACACTATCATCGGCCTCATCAACAACTACGCATCTTCGGCCTTGGCCGGAATTGAATTCACGCCAGGAGTAATCATGAACTTTCCAACCACGTTGAACATCGGGGATAGTTACACCGACGCGACCAACTCATCCATCCACGTTTTCATCCGGGATGCAAACGATGTTCCTATCACATCGGTTGGAGACTTCGACTTTCTGGACGCCGAGTTCGAGCCCGAGGTGGTGATAACTCAGTCAGGAACAGTCGGCCGGGTGAAGGCAACCGTGTCTTACGTGGACCCCGGAGCGACCGAGTCGTACCTGAACGTGGAAATTCCGTCCAGCCAGTCTCGGCGGGCGTCACCTGGTGCCGCGACCGTTCAGTGTATCCTGCGATGGGTAGACACTGATGGTAAAGTTCTTGCTCAGAAGACGCTGTCCATGCAGGCTGTTACCTGGAATGAGATGGTCTGAGAAAGTTTACAAAATCTGTTGACAGGTTTTGTGGACTCAGCTAGAGTACCTCCGTCCCGATTTCACTGGAGGTGCTTTATGCAAGTGACTATCACGTTGGGACTGGAGGAGTTGAAACTCCTGCCGGAAGAACTCCGGCAGAAGATCCAATCGTCATTGGGTCTACCAGTCGTTACCCCGCAGCAAGTTACGCAGGCGTACGTTCAACAAGCCGTACCGGAGATCCTGCAACCCGCTGTCACAGTTGTGCCGGGCCAGTACCCAGCTCCGGCTTTCACGCCACCGGCTCAGCAGGCGATGCCTACCTTCGCACCACCAGTGCAGCAGGTAGCCCCGCCTCAGTCCATGCCAGCCCCGCCTATCAAACAAGCGGTGGTACAGAATGGCATTCCGACATTCACTGCTAGCAGAGGTGGTCTCGACCAGCAATCTGTTGCCATTGATGTCCTGAGCAACCAACCGGTTTCTCCGGCGACACCATCATCGGCCCCGGTCATGCCTCAGTTCAACCAGGCTCCACTCACTGTGGCTCCTGTGACAACTGGTGTAGCGGCTATGGCGTCAATGCCTAGTGTTACCATCGACCCCGGTACGGTACGAGCTGCCGCCATCCGTACGCATAACAACGTACCGAACGGTAAACAGATCGTGGCCGCAGCTCAGACGGCGAGTGGTGTGTCAATCGCTGGGCTTGATGCCAGCAATGCTCACCTGTTGGCGAACGCTCTCCGTCAGCAGGGAGTTGAGGTATGAGTGGCAAGCACTACCTGCTGGGACCGTCAAGTCTCCCTCGCATTCTGAACTGCATGGGTTCGCTGTACGGTCCGTATGTTCCAGACAAGCCGTCTTCTGCGGCCGAGGAGGGAACAACCTGCCACTCGTTGCTGGAGTTCTGCCTGACGTGGGGAGCTAACCCTCGTGATATGTTGGGCAGCAAAGACTTCGATGAGCGGTACCCTATCACAATCGAAATGATTGAAGGGGTTGAGCTGTTCATTGACACCGCACGGGCGGTCTGTACCGAGTTCGGTATTGACCCCACAGCCATCGTGTCCGAGCAGAAGCTGGTCCACCAGTCTATCCCGAATGAAATGTTCGGTGGTACGTCTGACTGCATCATCCCCGGCGACGACACGTTGGTCATCATGGACCTGAAGTACGGACACAAGCCAGTGTTCGCAGACTCAGTCCAGTTGACGGCGTACTCACTGCTTGCGTTGGCGTCACTCGGCCGTACGTTCGGGAGGGTGGTACAGATCATCGTTCAGCCACGGTGTAACCCACCAGTGAGCCGGTACGAACCGGGTGCTGACGAGTTGACGAAGGTCTGGGGTCAGATCACAACGGCAGCCCAGTTCGTTCTTGACAACCCGGACATGACTGTACCTAAGCCCGACATGTTGAAGGCGGGTGACTGGTGTAAGTACTGCCGACGTAAGGACGGCTGCAAAGCCCGAGAAGAACTTGTCACTGACTTCGTGGAGATTTCAACCTTCACGAATCCGAATGACATGACGTTGCTGGCCACGCCGACCACCGATCTGGCTACTGACCAACTGGTCAAGTACATGCAGATGTTCGACGTGGTCAAGGACTTCATGAAAGGTGTCGTGGTCGACCTGGTTAACCGTGCGTCGAAAGGCGAAGCGATACCCGGCCACAAGCTGATCCTGAAGTACAGTAACCGAGAGTACGTTGAAGACGAAGAGGCTATCCGTAAGAAGGTACCACGAGTCTTCAAGGGAATCGCAGCCAAAGATATTACGGAGCAGTCCGTGGTATCGGTGGCGAAGTTGGAGAAACTCCTCAAAGAGAAAGGTCTCTGGGCGGAGTACAAGGACAAGTTCAACAAACTTGTCAGGTCAAAACCCGTGGGCGTCAAATTGGTTGATGCCCGTGCTCGTGGTGAAGAAGTTCGTCCCGAGACAGCTACAGAGTTGATTCAAGCAATGGAGTCGTCAGATGAGTAACACGTTCGGTCCCCCACCTGGAGTTAACCCAGCTATGCCAGCAGCCAGCAGTGCCCCACAACAGCCTGCTACTATGGCCGTAGATCCGACCCGGGTAACGGTTGGTCCCTTGGTTATCAGTTACCCCAACCTGTTCATCCCTCGCCGGAAGGACGCGAAGGACCCCAACAGTCCGTTGATGTACTCTGCTGAGTTCATCTGCTTCGCTGAGAACCCAGCGTACCCGGTGATCGCACAGAAACTGATGGCTGCTGCCGAGGCTGTCTGTCAGGAGAAGTTCAAGAAGTCCATCAACACGATGGAGAAGCAACCACTTCGGTCTATCAAGATCCGACCGGGTCACGAGAACCGGGATGGTTTCTTCTTCGGAGCCAACAGCAACGCCCAGTACGGAAAGCCGAACGTGTTCGTCGGCAACCCCGCTGTACCTGTTGTTGACCCGGACCTGATCTACCCGGGTGCCATCGTATACGTCAGCGTCAAAGCTGGTGCGTACGAGTCCAACGGCAACAAGGGTGTCAAGTTCTACTTGAACTCGGTTCTGAAGTGTGCCGATGGTACGCCTCTGGTCGCCCCACGAGACGCTACGAAGGACTTTGCTGACGTCATGGGCGAGATCCCAGCGTCCGCATTCGCCCCTCCAGCGGCACCGCAGGGGTACGCCATGCCACCGGCCGCACCGCCGATGCCGGGCTACCCACCGGCCGCTGCGGGTTTCCCGCAGGGGTACGCAGCTCCTCCGGTTCACCCGGGGTATCCGCCAGCGGCACCGCCGATGCCGGGCTACGCTTACCCACCTCAGCACTAATGACTCAGGGTGTGGCCGGGTTCGCCCGGCCACGCCTTCTTAGGAGGTCGAGATGGAGCTGATACGAACCGAGGTAACCATCACGGTTATTGACCACGAAGAGACCGGCAAACTTATCCGCACCTGCAGGCGGGCTTACGAGCTGAACGCAGACGTGGTATCGAAAGCAGCCGGTATCTCCAAGTCATACCTGATGATGCTGGAGTGCGGCGATAGACCTTGGACAGACCCTCTGTTCAAGAAAGTGTTCAAGGCTTTACAGAAGTTGACAGGAAAAAAGAATCCATGAGTTGGTCCCCCAGATATCTGATCATGGACTTCGAGACCCGGTCTCCGATTGATCTCAAGGCATACTCCACTGTCAGGTATGCGAGTCACCCGGAGACCGGTATTCTTTGCGTGGGTCTGAAGTGGAACGACCGCCCAGCTACAGCACTGGCCCCGAACAAGGGCAAGTGGGTACTCGACGGGACCGAAAGACCAATCGAGTTGATGCACGCAATCGAACACAACATACCGATCGTAGTTCACAACCTGTCGTTTGAGAAGCGGATGTACCACCACGTCTGCGTCAAGCGATGGGGGTGGCCAGCGATACCTGATAGGCTGTGGCATGACACCGCAGCTATCTGCAGGTACTACGCCGTACCAGCGAGACTGGTCGAGGCTGCCAAGGCACTTGGCCTTGACGCACAGAAAGACATGGAGGGTAACCGGATCATGCTTCAACTGAGCAAGCCGCGTAAGCCCCGCAAGAAAGAAATATCCGATTGGTTGAAGCACAACCCGTCGATCGACAACATGCCAACCCTGTGGTGGGAAGACCAGGCCAAGCTGGACCGGGTCGTTGAGTACTGCCAGCAGGACTTGGTTACGCAGGAGGAACTGTACCTTCGGCTGGGACCACTACCTCCCCAACGTGAGGCTGAGTGGCGGTTCGACGACATGGTCAATGAGCGTGGTGTACCCGTCGACTGGGGCGGCCTTGTCACTGCGATGGATCTCATCGACAGATCAATGGCTGAGTACAACAACGAGTTGCGAACCATCACAGCCACACCCGCGTACCCTGACGGCGTAGTCCAGGCCGTTACCCAGCGTAAGAAGATCCTTGACTTCTGCGACCTGATGGGGTGGGCGATGGTGTCAACAAACAAAGAATCGGTGGAGGACGCATTAGCCTCCCCGAGTCTGCCTGTCAAGGTGCGTCAGGTCTTGCAGATTGTACAAGCCGCAGGCAAGTCCTCGCTCGGTAAGGTCGAGACGATGATTGACTTGACCGATGACGACTCACGTATCAGAGACAGCCTGGCGTGGCATGGTGCCGCGACCGGACGTAAGGCTGGCCGAGGTATGCAACCTCAGAACTTTCCGAGGGATGTGCTCGATGAAAAAGAAGCAGACATCTTCCATGAATCATTACGAGAGGTGGACCCTTACTCCCACGTTTCTGCGTTGGCTGCGTTCGCGGACACGTCCGTACCCGACATGGTGTCGTCAGCTCTACGCTCATTCATTTGTGCTGAACCCGGCAAGAAACTTTTCGTCTCCGACTTCAGTAACATCGAAACCAGAAACCTTGCCTGGGTAGCCAACTGCAAACTGCTGAACGAGGCTTTCTCCACAGGCAAGTGTCCCTATAGGCAGTTCGCCAGTCGTGTGTACAACATCCGGCCTGACGACATCGCCAAGGGGTCACAGGAAAGACAACTGGGCAAGGTGGCAGTGCTTGGTCTGGGGTATGGTATGGGCCACCAGAAGTTCAGAGACACAGCAGGGGCTCCACCATACAACATCGAGCTGCCAGAAGACCGAGCTAAAGAGATCGTCAAGCTGTACCGTGAGACGTACCCGGAGGTACCTACTTTCTGGCGGCTCTGCGAAGACGCATTCACCAAGGCTATCAACGAGAAGTCTTCAGTACCTGTCGGCCGCGTAACCTTCGGGGCCACAGCCGAATGGGGTTGGATCGTTCTGCCTTCTAGCCGAGCTATCTGGATGAGGGAGCCACGAGTTGGTCGTGTACCTGATCGTTGGCGAGAGGGTAAGACCAGGCTTGAGATATCCTACATGGGTATCGACAGCAAGACGAAGCAGTGGGTCCGCAGGTCTACGTACGGAGGATCACTGGTCGAGTCCATCTGTCAAGCCATCGCTGCTGACCTGTTGCAGGAGGCGATGCACCGGATGGAAGCCAATGGGTTCCCGATGATCTTGTCAGTGCATGACGAGTTGGTCGGTGAAGCACCAGAGCATGAGAGCGTGGACCGGTTCCACGAGTTGATGAGGGTACGACCGGGTTGGGCACATGACCTGCCGGTCGAGTGTGAGAGCCATGCGAGCAGGAGGTACGGAAAGTAATGGCCGGACCCGAGAAACGAATTGAAGCTGCCTTCGCCAAGTGGGGACGAGACCAAGGACTGTTCGTCCTGAAGCTGGCAGCCCAAGGTGTCACCGGCTTTCCAGACAGGACGGTCATTCTGCCGGGCGGCAGGCTGATCTGCATTGAGTTCAAGTCCCCGACAGGTAAGACCAGCAAAGTTCAAGACCAACGTATCGCAGCACTGCGTGCGTTAGGCGTGCCAGTTCTGGTTACGAGTGAGTTGACCGTAGCTAAAGATTTTGTAAAAGGGTATGTCGATGAAGTTAGGAGCGGACAAGGAAGCCCCAAAGCTGTGGGTTCCACACAAGTACCAGCAAACCGCAGTGCAGTTCCTCCACGAAAGGACAAGCCTCAACCCAGACGGTGAAGGTGGAGCCGCGTTGTTCCTCGACCCGGGTCTTGGTAAGACATCGTCCACGCTGGAGTGGATGATGCAGATGAAAGAGTTCGGCCTTGCCAATCGCTTTCTCATCGTGGCCCCGCTGCGTGTATGTTGGCAGGTGTGGCCGCAGGAGATCACAGGCTGGACTAACTTCAGGTCACTATCCTACTCGGTGGTACATGGCAGTGCCTCGGTACGCAGGAAGCGGCTGGCCACACAGGTCAACGTCCACATCATCAACCGAGACGGTATCGGCTGGCTGGCTAACCAGCTCAAGGGTAGAGACAGGTTACCTTGGCAGGCTATCATCGTCGACGAGTCCACGTCCTTCAAGAACTGGTCCGCGAAGAGATCACAGGCTGTACGTGACCTCGCCAAGCGTATCCCGTACCGTGTGATCCTGACAGGTACACCAGCACCGAGAAACCTGGCAGACCTGTACCCACAGTGCTGGGTTCTGGACCAAGGTAAAGCCCTCGGCAAGAACGTCACCGCTTTCCGGTCGGAGTACTGCTTTCAGGCCGGGTCTCGGGAGATGAACAACTTCCAGGTACGTGATGACAAGCACACCGCGATTCATGACGCAGTGAAGCACCTGGTCCTGCGGCTTGACGCGGCGGACCACCTATCCATGCCACCCATCACATACCATGACGTGCCGGTAGAACTACCACCAGACGCACGGGCTGCATACGACGACATGGAGCGGCAGATGTTTATCGAGCTGCAGGATGGCTCACAACGCGGTGCTGTGAACGCCGGGGCAAAGTACAATGCGTGCCGACAGATCGCGGCAGGCGGCATCTACGGGCACGACAGGACGGTTCACCACCTACACAGTGCGATGACCGATGCGTATGCTGACTTGGTTGACGAGCTTGGAGGCAAGCCAGTCTTCGCAGCTTACCAGTTTGACCACGACGTACAGCGGATGGAGAAGGCAGTCAAGGGCCTTCACATCATCCGGGGAGGGGTCAAGGAAGCTCATGTCTCCGACCTGATCGACAGGTGGAACAATGACACTCTGGAGCCGCCTTACCTGGCGGTCCAGCCGCAGGCTATGTCATACGGTATCAACGCCCAGAAAGGATCGTGCCGTGACATCGTGTGGTATGGCCCAACGGACAACCTAGACACGTACATCCAGTTCAACGCCCGTATCTACCGGCAGGGTGTTGGTGGACCTGTGAGAGTCCACAGATTGTACGCCAAGAACACCATTCACGAGGTGATCTGGGCTCGCATAGACGACAAAGAGGACGTCCAGTCAAAGCTACTGGACGTCCTCCGGGATTACGCGAAACAGAAGGGCAAGATTTAGACCGGTCGCAACCGGCACGAGTGGACCAACCACTCCCTGCCACTCTCGGTACGCACCTCCCACTCGGCAGTGCATTTTGGGTGACGACGAATGATTGTCACAATCTTACCGTGAAGTGGACACTCGTCGTCGATAACTCGAACCTGTTGGCCTTCTGTGAACATTGTTACCCCCAGTCTAGTGAATAAACACAATGCTGATCCTCCGCAGAGAACCAGCGTTACGATCACTCAGGTGTCCTGCCAATGTTTGAACCCCAGCTCGTCCAACTTGGTAGCGATCTCCAGTCCTGCCTGTACACCAATCCCCCGGATGAAGGACTCTGTAAAATGCCGGAACCCGATATCCACCAAGTCCTCGCAGGTAAGTGGCCACGTCATGTTTGCAAAATCACGTAGGCCAAAGTTTTCGACAGCGTACCGTACTCGGATGCGAACCCGTCCTGACACTTGGTTCCAAGGAAAAGGAGTACCATCTTTGCTGCAGTCTTGGCTAGCCACGAGCTTTTCCAAGGCCACCGCGACCCGGGTAAGGACTTCGACTATCGGGTCTGTCATACCGGCCACCCCATTTCTCGCATCTTGTCGTCCACGGACGTGTCAACAAGATGATCCTCTGGGTAAAACTTCGTACCATCGGGCAGCAGGACGTGGTCACCATCCCACCCACCGCACTCTCGCTCGCCGTACAGACATGAAGCGAGCTGATGCTTGAGTTCGCTTTCACTCCGGAACTCACACTCCAACGGCCAAGGGACAACGTCAATGTCCCCGGCCCGGTAACGATAGATCAGCATGTCGCCGTTCAGCAAAAGCTGACCATGATTGTGCGTCAGTTGTGTTACGCTCATGCTACTCACCTCGCTTTCCGTTTGCCAAAGATCGCAGCTCAACAGCAACACCCTCAGCGGGTATGTACCCCAGGTGTTTGTGCAGGTCTGCCAAGATGGTCTCGATTACAATCACAACCCGTTTAATACGGTCTGACCCGTTAGAGAAGTTTGCACCTCTCGGGTCCGTCACCGTCACCTTCGGATCTTTCAGAAGGTTTGCGAAAGAACTCTTTGGAACGGGTCGCCCCAACACACCAGACATGGCTGTTTGCAGTTTAGCCATCGTCATGGTGATGGGTTGTGGCTGGTCCCGCAACCAGTCAGAGAGTACCCGGAACTCTTCGTTTGTAGTCTTGCGTCTCATACGTCCAACTCCTCACACTTGGCACAGTAGATGGCCCCACCGTCAGTCGGCCGAACCTGAATGATGGGGACGCCACGAACGACGGACATACCCATGAAGTCGACCATCTGGTCGTTCTTCTTGTCGTAAGCTGGCTTCTGCGTCAGCTTGTCGAACTGTCTCATCACGGACAACATGCGTGTCTGCCACGATATGTTGAGCGTTGAAAGTTGCTGATCGTCCATCGGTTGCTCACCCGACATCTCGTGCCTCCAGATTGATAAAGCCGCTTTGATACTCGGGCGGATACATATCTCGCCCTTCTTCGTTTACGTTGGTCCACTGCGGACGGAGCTTGTAGAAGAAGTACTTCCCCTGAGACTCCGGAACTTCTACGCTGACGGTGTAGTGGATCTTCCCACCGTCGGGCCACACCTCGGTACGTGTGAGCCAGATACGACCCTCATCCTCGTGAGTCCGCCGAACCTGGTGTCTGTACCGGGTGCCGTCTTTCGCGATACTGGACCAGAACGTGGACCAGATGCGGAAGTTACTATCACTTCTGCTCGCCATCTTTGAACACCTCGTTAATACGGTGGTTGTGGTCTGCCTGTGACTCAGTGTACGACAGAATAAAATCCGTCACGCACAGGAGCCCCAGCATCAGAAGAAACATGATGGCCCCGAACGGTATGGGACCGAGGTAGTGAATCAGCCAGAGCATGAAACGTCCTCCGGTACGTAGTGTGCTGCGAACAACTCCATTGCCCGCTCGTCTGTCATGTCTTCCCGAATAACAACGCTGTTAATGACGAGTGTCACGTCGTCTTTGGTGAGTGCTGACAGTGGCACAAACGCTGTCAGGTCGTTAGCATCGTACCGGAAGTGCCGCCGAGCGAAGGCTTCTGCCACTTCGAACCAACAGGTGGTGCGTTTGCGACTGACGTATAAAGTGCTGTCATCTGGCAGACCCAGACGACGACGTTCGTCAAGAGCACACAGACCAGTCAGAGCAGCCGCTTCAGCAATCTGCAAATCAATTCGAAACATAGTCAATACCTCTCTCAACAGCTTCAAACTCGGTATGACACACCACGCACTCAAGCTGGGTGTTGTCATTGATCCACCGAACCACTCGGCAGTCACAGACAGGGCATGGTCGCCTTCCGGGCGGCTCGGGACTACGCTTGCAGGAGCCTTCCTCCATGCCGCAGCCTTTACACCGATGTGTCTTCGGGTCGACAGGTCTAACCCCATCGCAAAATTTACAGTCAACAGTCTTCATGTGTCCTCCTCTCGGACAAACAGTGACCGGTCCCGACTGAACACCAGCGGGAACTCGGCACCGTCCAGGTTTGTATTGTCTTCTGAGGATGTCCAATAGGGCTTCACCCTCGGGTTGTAGATCAACTGTCTCTGGAGTCCACGGTGGTAGATGCGGTCTTCAACAGACACGCTTTCACACTCAACCCAGGCACAGACAGTCTTGTCTTCCCCAGCGAATATCTTGTTGGCAGTTCCTCGCTGGTTCCGCAGTCGGCAGTTGGTCATCCGAAGACTGACCCTGACAGGGTCAGCGTAGAAGACCTGCTCTGGCCCCCGGATCTGCCACATCCGGTAGTTCTCACCAAGGGCCAGGTGAAACCTCACTCTGTACATGGCAGACTCCTGTTATTCGAACTCAGGACCGACACAGTAAAGCTGAGCCAACTCCTCGGCTTGGTCCATCGGCACTGGGCGTTTGGCCCCGTCGAACCAGTCCCGATAGAAGTACTCACACTCGATCAACTCACCTTCATTGTTGAACACGAAGTCAAACCCGTCTGATGGGCCCCCCCATGACAGCAGGACACGGTACGACTTGCGTACGTCGACAGACAGCACACCTTCCAATGCTCGGTCACGGTGCTTCTCTTGGATCTCCTGTTTAAGGTCATCCAATGACGAATGGTCCTCCGGGTCGATACCCAGGTCAGAGGCCCACTCAAGGGCTGTGAGCACCTCCATACCGTCCCACTCAGGCAGCAGGTCTTCAAGCCGACCAGCCAGACGGTCACCAACCAACTCTTCACATTTCTTGTCGGACATGTATCACCTCCAAAATGGTTTGAGAGAACACGATCGGGGGCCACCGCAGTGGCCCCCTGTCACAGTCTCACACCGTCACCAACTGTACTTAGAAGCTATACTTCCTCAGCGTGGTAATCAGCTCCTCAAGCTCAGCGATCTCAGAGCCAAGGCTGTCGCACTCTTCGATGTTCTCCGCCTCGGACGGGTCCAAGTCTTCGAGCTGCCCTTCCAGGTCGTCGATCTCATCCTGAAGCTCGTCGATCAGAGCGTCTTTGACCCGCTCAAGGTCCCGAAGGTAGAAGTTCCCGCTGCCGAACTCATACAGGTTCTCACTGTCGAGCCAGTCGGAAAACCCGCAGCGGTATGCGACCGGATCGCATTCTTCGAGAACCTTGCTCGGCATCATGTGGCTGAAAGGCCCTCCGACTGATGACATGCTGTAACACTCATTGAGCATCTCGTCGTAGAGGGTATCAACGTCAACCTCAGTCAAGTCGTCCTGAACCTTGTCGTGCAATTCTTTGATGATGTCTCTCATATAGCGTCCATCTCCTTCTCGATGGTAACTTTTCGAACCCAAACCACCTCGTGCCACTCTGCGATTCTGTCCGTCATACACTCGCCATTGGAACCTTCCCAGCTAGCGTTGATAACGCCTGTCTCCAAGTTCAAAGCCGCAACAGCGGGGCATAGCTCTCGCCGCACAACCATGTGGGCTACGCCGTCCACAGTGAAGCAGTCCCCCGGAATCCAATCACTACAATCTTCACACGTAACTTTGTTCAATTTATTCTCCCCATAAGTCTACGGACAATCTCGTCGTGAGACAGGTTAGACATCAACGCTTCGACTTCTTGCTGTTGTTCCAGCTCCAACTTCTCAGCGGCTTCCTGCCTGGCCCGCCAAGCGGTTCGCCATTCAGAGAGAGCCAGCTTGCCGATTGAGGTGTCTGACGGGTCCACATAGACGTAGACCGAGACCTCCCGACCCTGCTTGTCAACGAACACTGGCGAGCCACTGGCTTTCACGACAACAGTGAAGTTGTGCTTGGCCAACCGCTCGACGGTCTCTTGGTCGTACGTCCCACCGAAGGTCCCTCCGGTGGCCTTCCGGTCGTTCCCGGATAGCCGGGTGTGATAGCAAATGCTCTTGTGCATGTCAGGACGATCTCCCGTCTTGAGGTAAGTGTGAAAAGTCGCTGTACGTGTCCGGGGCATCGCACTCCGCGTCTGTGTCGTTGGCCCAAGTCCAAAGGTCGTCAGCCTCCACCTCAACAGCCTCGATACACTGACTCAGTAGATCCGCTGTCAGTTCTGGCCACCCGATGCGGTACGTTGCAGTACCGAAGTTGCAGCCCTCTACGATTGATCCGATGGATATACCTCCGTCATCAATCGAGATCCAAGCACCGCATGATGTGTGCTTATACATCCGTCTTGCGATTAAGTCGTAGTCTCGGTTGTCATGCTCAAGGCAGAAGAACTCGTTGAGCAGGACCATACCGTCCTCGTACTCTTGCGAGTATGGAGCGTCTTGTGGGTTCAAGTGTTCTCCCTCTCGTCAAGTTGGTCTTTCAAGTCATACATCTCGGACCGTAAGTCCCTCATTTCATCACACTTGTTGTGGTACCACTGCAGATAGGTATCTGCCTCCACCCGAATCATCTTGCATTCGGTCTCCAAACCCCGGGCGAAGTCGGCATCGACTACTTCCGAGGTCAAAAGGCCCTTCAGCACCTCCGCGTCTGTTCTGGGTGTACCAGACATTCTCAGCCCTCCAAAGAAAGACCGCTTGGCGACGGGGGCTAGTCTCCCCCATAAGTCGCCAAGCGGTGCGTGTTGTAAAGTACTGCAGTAGAACCTCTGGACGCTGCAGCCCGTCCTCTCGTCTCGTTATGTGCGGCTCCCCCTGTCTGGCAAGACAGGGGCATACCTAACGAAAACCTGCGGGGTAACGCCCACAGACGGTTGTCCGTTCAGCGACTTCAACAACCGGCTTTCCGCAGACAATCAGCCACAGGGTATTGCCGACCCATGTGACGTCGAGAGCTGCCGGTTGAAGAGTCACCGGATCTATGAGTATCATACTCCCTCCTCAGTAAAACCTACGAACGAGGACCACCGCAGTGGCCCTCTATCTTAGGATCTACGAGCAAAAGATCAAGTACAGTTTACCATCGGACATGAACAGGTTCCCAGAGACGCGACCACGATGAGACTCCTTCTCGTACTCATCCCAGTCGATGCACCAGTTGGTGTCGTCCCAAGCCACGCTTTCCGCCTCACGGTAATCCCCGGCAGCGGACTGGATGATCAACGCCTTGGTCTCGTTGTCCGGCCTGCCGTCGATCTCTTCATCCTCCCAGGCTCCCCATGTCCTGATGTAATCCTTAGCCTCAAGTATCTCTTCAGGCGTCAGAGAAATCAAGTCACAAGCCCCAAGGGCGTTTGCCCATGTGATCTTACCAGCGTTTGGTCCCAACTCCATCTGTGACGCTGAGAACAGGCTGGCGTCCAACTCTAACAGGAAACTCACGTCAATGTCAACCATCGGTTTTCTCCTCAAAGAAATCCAGGACAACACCACGCTTCAAACACTCACGGCATTCACAATAGCTGAAGTCGTCCCAAGTCATATCCCCGATTGGGGTATCAGTACCTTCATCGGTGACCAGCATGACAACGTCAACCGCAATGCCGAACGGACCGTAGCTGTCACAACATGGACAACGCATACCCTTCAGGCAATTCTCGTTGGTCATATCTCCTCCTCAGTAACACAGATTGTGCGTTCAGCAACTGCCTGGATCTTGTCTAGCTGACTGTCCAACAGCAAAACACCTCTCGTCTGGGACAGGCCAGCAGTGAACATCAACCGCTTCAACAGGAAGTAGTCGTAGTTCCTATCCGGCCTCAGGTACCCACCACGTTGAACCAGACGCAACTCTGTCTCATCTTCGCTACCAAACATGGTTTCTCCTTTCTGCTAGAGAACACGAGTGACGAGCCCCGCAGGACTCGTCGGTCACACTCTCTGACACCGGGGCCAACTGTACTTAATCTTTCACTTCCCAGACGTACTCACCGTCTTCAGATGAACTTGGGAACCGGACCAGTCTGACGTGGCTGTACTTGTCGTACAGTCTTGACTGGAACATCTCGGCCATGACAGACGTCAGGAAGTTCTTAGAAATTCGCTTCATCACAACTCCTTATGTCATCAATACTGTCTTCGAACCATGCGTACGGTACGACTGCAAACCAGCACGCATCAGTGGCTTGGTACGTCTCGAACGTGTCAAACGTCTCAGGCCGGTAGATGCTACCGATGCAGAAGTCACTACGTGGGTTTTCCCGCTCGGCCAGTACCAACTCTCGAACCTGTTCGTCTTCGCAACCAAGCTCCTCAGCGAAAGCCCCGACGTCGCATTGGTTTTCGACTTCTTCGACGCTGGTGGACCACACTTGGCAACCAGCTTTTTCCTCGTCGATATCGGAGTTCTTACGACCACTGAAACGGTGGCCAGGCTCCATGTCGAACGACCATGTGTCAAACTCATCTACGACCATTCTGGTCTCGTCTGGTGTCCAGTCGGGGAAGTTTGCCTGGATGTACTCTTTCAGGGCTTCATTGACCCGTCGTAAGTCCTCCACGACGCAGTAGGTGTAGGCATCGCCTGCGTCACCGTGCTTCTCTTCGTACTCAAGGTGTGACTCGTCACACCGTTGCAGCAACTCACGAAAGCGTTGCTGTAGTTCCGGGTCGATCATTGCTAGTCCTCCAAAAGTAATCACGGTAGTCCCAAGACCAACTTGTCAACTTCGTTCAACTTACCAACGGCTTTCTTGTAGGCCACGTCCACGTCGATAATCTTCTCCTCGGTGGAGTACCAGTTTCGGTTCTTCGACGTTTTGACAAACTCGTCCCGCTCACCTTCACTGAAGAAGGCTGCAACCTGTGACGTCGGTTCTCGACCGTCGACACCGTTCTGTGTAACCAGATACACAATCTGCTTTGCCATATCTACCTCCATAGGTTTGAATGAACACAATACCGGGCCACCGCAATGGCCCGGCGTTACGATCACTCTGGACTGCCGTTCTCGTCAAACTCGTATCCGTTGGCGATGATGTTCTCGGCAACAACTTCATCGCTGGTCAACCAGTCATAATCTTTCTCAAGTCGAGTGTATAACCAATCGGCCAACCACCGCAGGTTGTTCTCCACGACCGTTTCACGACCACGGTCCTCCATCTGTTCCCATTCGCCCTCCGAATTCTCGAAGTCGTTGAACTCGAACCGCATGGTGTGGGAGTGTGAGTATCGACCAGTGGTCGAGATGTCCACCCGGCACGTCGCGTTGTACGGCTCAACAAAGTCTACATACAGACATGCAGCGATGTTGTGCAGGTCTTCGTCCAACGGAGCGTACTCTTTGATCTTCTCAACCATGTCGAGTTTGCCACGGAAGCAACCCTCGAAGCTGGCCCCATCACCTTGTGATCCGAACCCGCTGAAGGCTATGCGAGGTTTATACCTCACACCACCTCCCATGAGTCTGACCGGATCGTCTGCCAGCTCAACCCCGAGGATCTTGCAGACCTCTACGAAGTCATCGTAGACACTGTCCCACCACTCGTAGTCAAGCCCACCATCCATGCCGAGATACCACTCACGGGCTTTCTGTTTTGCACTGTCCGACAGTTCTTCGTACTTGAAGACCTCTGTCACTTTGTTACGCGGCATTTTGTCCTCCTCGTAATAAACATCTTGGCGGCTCGTAGGGTCACCGCCGGTTTAACCAAGTACGTCTCAGGATCTTGGACCGTGACCACCTCTCGGCTGGAGACTCCAGGTACTCGCTCATGATGAACGTGAATCCAGTAGCCCTTGTACCGAATGGTGTAGAAACATTCTTTGACCATTGTGAACCTCCTACGCTGAGTACCGGTGGCCTGAAGTTCGAACAGCACCTCCACGCATGATGTGCATCAAAGCTGGACCGTTCAAGCTGTGCTGGGAACAGGCCACGCCTGGACACTCAGGTCTGTCAATGAAGAACGGAATGTGCCCGGAGCCTGCCTCGAAGTACAGGGCAGGTGGCATAACCTTGTTGCCAATCATAACCCGGATCGCACGGTTCGGCTCTATGACGTTACACCGCACACCATCAACACAGATTGACGTTGTGGAGTACACTTCCACTTCAGGCTTGTTTGCCAAGCTCCAGACCATTGTGAACCTCCTTTCTGAGAGAACACGATCGACGAGCCTCGCAAGGCTCGTCTGTCACACACTCTCACCGGGGTCAACTGTACTTACTCTTCTACGTCTTCAACCTTGTAGATTGGGTATGGTGCCTCACCGTCTTCAAACCAGTCTGGACCCAGACAATACGTCTTAGGCCCGGTTGGACAAGGATTGCCAAGATGACCGGCTCCGGGAGCACACGGACTGCAGAACTGAGCGTGAGTGTAGAAGGGACTCTTCAACACCCACACATCACCATCCTGAGCCAGCTTGAGGAAGTACCCGTCGCCTTCAAACTCCCACGGGCCACCCTCCTGACAGTCGTGCCACTCCACGTTGCCGATGATCTCAGCAGCCAGCTCGTCAGGATCACCAACCTGACCGTACGGGTCAATGGCCGCTGCAATGGCTCGTGCCAGCTCGTCTTTGGCCTGGTCACGCATGTTCTCAAAGCCGACATCAGTACCTTGTGTAATGAGGTCATCAAGTGCTTCGGGCATCACGTCGTGCTGACTGATGACCCCATAGCGTATTCCGGTCACATGATCTCGGTTCGTCTGGCCAAGACCGTAGTCAATGCCAGTGTAGCTGGTCTCTTCCAATGTAATCTCCTCCAAAGGTTCGAAAGTACACGATTGGGAACCACCGCAATGGCTCCCTGTCACACACTCTCAACCGGGGTCAACTGTGTTTTCAATTACTCCCGTCAAGGTTATGTCCACAATGCTCACACTTAGTGGTGTTCCACTGCTGGCCTTCTTCCATAACGTGGAAGTGACCACAGTACCCACAGCGAACAGCGTTGAACTGCTCAAACACCCAACGCTCCTGCTCCTCGTACCAGTCACCCCACGTTGTGACGACCAGCTTGACCCCGTTGACGTAGTCATCGGTCAGCATCAGTGTCGTTGAGTACGTGTCACCGGTGTTCAGGTATGCGGCTGTCGGACCTTCACTGAACGAGCTACACAGGTCCGCGTAGTTGTCCAGTTCAATGTACTCGATACCGAAGTGGTCCGCCTTCATCAGCTTGGCGATACGGCGAAACGCATCGTCCTTACTGGTGTTGAGCGAGTTGGCCCACTCGACCATTCGTTCGAGTTGGGCGTCAAAATGGTCACACACATTTCACCTCACTTTGCAAGGCATTCAGGTAGTTCGTTCTTAATGGCATCAACGCAGACTTGGGCCAACCTCCCAGCGTCCTCGCCAGACAGGACAAAACGATGATTGGTATCGTCCAGTTCACGGAACACTGCTGTCCATACGTTGGACAGCATGATCTCAGCTACTGTGTCGATCCCGGCCTTCAGCCTGTCATCACAGGCGTCGTAGTTGGGCCGCTTCATTGTTACAACCTCCAAACTTGAGCCATGAGACATTGCGAGGCATAAGCCACACTTTCCCGGTCCGTCATGAAGACGAATAGCCCCCGGTGAGTCCGGTACCCGTCGATCCACGAAAAGCAGGCCGCTTTCCGTGTCTCGCCTTCTTTGTTCGTCAGCAGGACGAATGACCTGCCAACCGGGGGAACCCAGTCGTCAGGGCACACTGGTATGTCATGCTGAAGAAAGGTGTCGGCATCCCCATGTGCGTAGTGCCACGACGGGTTGTACGGACAGCCTTCCTTGTAATAGTGAAACAGCTCCTTCATGGTTTAACTCCACAAGCGGAATTGCTTGAACGAATGCCGGTGACCCCGGCACTCTATCGAACAATCACTCCTCGCGTCTCCACTCAAGGTAACACGTACCCCTGTAGTTGTTATTCTTCATGGACCACACCTCTTCCACGTATGACTCGTCACCGACAATCAGCAGCACTCTGCGTCCGCTGGCCATCGTAATAGCCGTACAAGGATAGAACTGGTCGAGCCACTGACGAGCTTCGAAGTACTCTTTGTTCTTCAAGGCGTAGTCGTCCTCACCTGCTTCAGGCTCAACGAACACCTGACTGTACGGCACCTTGTCAGCCGTAGTCTTCTTGGTTGACTTTCTCAGAGCCACAGCTCACCTCCGCTTTCTTATTCCATGTAGAACGGGTCAGGCACCACAGGACGAACTCGTGTTGAAACGTCCAAGATGGTATCGGCCACCAGCTCAGGTGAGCTGTATGTCTTGATCTCACTGGTAGGACCATCGTCAAGCCAGCACGCAGTCTCTGCGTGAGGCATATCAGAAGTACCCCATCGCACTGACACGGTCCACCCATTACTAAATGTAATGTGGAAGCCGTTGCTATTCAGTCTGAACATACACCCTCCGCTTTCTGTCGGCATCGTCGCCGGACACAATCAATCACCGCTCCCAACTGTACTTACCCTTTCCGCTTTCTTAGTACTACGGTCAGGGGGAGAATTCATATCCTTACAATGTGTAATTTTCAATGGAAAGAACAGTTCAGAATGGTGAGTGATTGTAGACACCGACAACCAAACGTCGATACACTGGACAGCCCCGACAGGCGTCTGTCGGGACTGACGAACAACACTGGAACGAAAGACAGAACAATGATTGGAACCGCAGTAGATGATAGAACATTCACGGAACGCCCCGCCCCGATCCATCTGGGACACTACCGAACCAGGCCGACAAATGCTGCAATACTGGTAGCAATCGCTGCTGCTCGAAAAATGCCAGGTGGGATCGGCAAGGCGATTGCGAACGTCTCAGGGACTCGCCAGTTGACTTGCCGAGTGTTTCCGGACGTTGAACCGGATCGAGACGAACAGCCCCGCCTGGAGGACGTGGAAACCCCTGGACAGCATGACGGACCGGCCCCGACTGTAGACTACAGCGGACGCCCAACAACAAGGCAGGCCGATAGACCGTATCTCATCTGGTGGGCAATGTTGCAACAACCAGCAAAAGATATGATTGCAGAACTACAACCGCACGACAGAGACGACATCAGACAAGACCTTGCGATAAAATACTGGAGGCAGGCAGTAAAACAGGAAGCTGCGGGGAACCGCATCACAAACCCAGTCCCATTCGTCGCAAAGGCAGTTTCGGCCTGGATAGGCCGGAATACTGGGATTGCCGAAGTAAACCCGCTAACGCAGCAGCAGAGAGAAGACGCCGTCGACGCACTTGACGCACAGAGGAAAGCGGCGGAAGAATCCCGACTGCAAGCACTTGACGCAGAATTGGCAATCGTACAAGCACGATTCCACGCAGCAACAATTGCTAAACTGGACGCAAAGAAACCGGAATCAGTATTCTGCTTCAAATGGTAAGAACAGTTGCCGACGGTGAATGATTGTAGAGTCCCGGTCTCAATGTGAGACCGGGACCAACACGACAAACAAACAGTAAAGGTTAATACGATGACATTCGAACAACTACGGGATTCTCTGATCGCAGACGGACTTTCCCCCGATATGGCTTCCCAAATTGCTGCAAAGCAATTGGGACGACTCCAGGCCGAACTGGCGGCCGTCCAGGAACAAGCCCGTAAACAGGCAGAAGAAGCAGCAGGGATTGCGGACTGGTGCGGACTCCGGGTGACAAAACTTGGCTCAAATGGTAGGCCGACATCCTACACGATTGCGGCGGAAAACGGTGTCGCAGCAGAACCGCCTAAACTTGGAACCGATGAAAACGGAGCGGGTACGTTCTTTCCGGGATACCTTTGGATCGCTCGAAACAAGGAGAAACTACAGAACATCCCGCAATCGGTATGCAATACCATCCACAACCTGCTCCAAAGCGAGCAGGGAATTGAAGTGTTGAAACATGCTACCTCGTTTGCGTCCAATGCAGGACTGGCGGCCTACGCCACCAAACGGAAAGAACTAATTGCAGCCGGAACCGTAGCGGACTGGAACCGCAGCGGAAAGAAAGCCAAAGCAAAAGCCTAGACAGACCCCACGCCACGCCTCGCAGGGTATCACCGGTGAAAACTGGTGATACCCTGTTCGCATTGGTAGACAGGGATTGCAAGCATTACCAGGCGGACCAGGTAAGCAAACAAATGGACCTGGACAAACATCGGGTAGGCCGCATACGTCGGCTGTGCTGTGCTGTGCTTTTTCTCTTATATTACACGCCATTTCCAGTATATTGGAGGTGGCTGGACGGTAACCCGCTACGTCAGTCCCGTTAAAACCTAGGATTGCCAGTGTTTTCCGCTCTTTCCTGCCATCCGGGGCAATGCCAGGGAAGTTAAGCCCAAATTCAGACCGGGGCATCCTGGTCCTTACAGGGTCCTCTAGGCTATTTGGTAACCCAGCCACCTTTTTCACGTTTTTCCAAATCCTTACAAGTGACCCTTGGTAAAAGTTTTGCGTACCGGTACCCCCAGCACAGCCGTATATCCGCTTCACGTTTTTCCAAATCCTTACAAGTGACCCTTGGTAGAAGTTTTGTCCAACCTACGTCTCACCCGGTAAAAGTTTTGCGTACCGGTACCTCCAGACTGGCTGCCTGCCGCCACGTCCTGTGACTGCCTGTTGAAGGTGAGACCTTGTTGGGGTTTTGCATACCGGCTCCACACGTCTGGCCGGGCCTTGACAGGCCCGACCGAGCTGGCGATGATGGCAGCGGCTTATCCCCTCAACGGAGACCAGATATGACCCCGAGAGCAAAGACCCTCTACTACCTTGGCTTTACCTCCTACAAAGCCTACCTACGGTCTGCATTGTGGAAATGGATCAGGGAGAAGGTTTTCAAGCAGAAGGGCCGTACGTGTGCCCTGTGCAGCCGTAGAGCCACTCAGATCCACCATCGGTCTTATGACCGTCTAACGCTCAGAGGGATCATCCTGGACTATCTGGAGCCCATGTGCAGCGGTTGCCACCGTATGATCGAGGTGACACCATCAGGCCGCAAGAGGAAGCGGGCGGCTGTGGAGCGGATGTTCGTCAGGCTTAAACGAAAAAAGCTGGCCCGTTGAGGCCAGCTTTACTTAATGCAGATACTTGTAGAGAAGTGTTTACTTATCGTCACTCAACGCACACCTCCGCTTCGACAAACTCGCCCGGGCCACCGATGTCGCCCGAGCTGCGTACCACGTTAAACCACTGCATCGTCAACCTTTCGTATGTAAGCGTCATTGACCACGACACACTCAACAGTCTGTCTCACCGCGATCCAGACGTAGCAGCCGAGGTAGAATGGGACGAACCCGACGTTGAAAAGTCTCAACATCCAAATCGGTATCCATTGCATGTTGGGGTGGAGACTACTTCTGCACAACTGGCACCTCGAATTCTTCGGTCTTGAGAACGATGCAGTACTTCCAGTTCTTTCGTATCTGCTCGACGTCGTTGGGGTTGATAGTGGTAGATGAGAAAGTGGGGGGTAATGAATCGCCGTACGCAAACGTCGTAAGAGACAACTTCATTGTCTTCTTCTGCTTCGGTCGGCGGAAGACGATAGTGTAGTACTTGTTCGCCCGGTACCAACCAACAGTGCGTCCGGGTTCGAACCACACACAACCAGAGGACTTCCGCCAGCCGGTGTTACAGTCCGTGTAGTTATGCTCGGAGTTAATGTCCGGTACATCGGATGCGTCCATCAACTCGTGGTCAGGACCAGTTGGGAGGGTTGGTATTGGTTCGGCAACAGTCTTGTGTCTAAGAACCCTCGCAAGAGCCTGCTCCTCGGTGAGCTTCACCCGCTTACGGACAGCAGCAATACTGGGCATTGCCGCACTGCTGGATTCTACGCTCCCATCATGTTTGATGAAGCTCAAGAGCTTTGGACTGTCCACACGCACGTAAGCGTACACGTCTGGTACCGTCGTCTCGAAGTACTGTGGGTACACCACCGGTACCCAGTCCCAACCGTCGCAGTCCACAAGACGCTCTTTGTTCCGCAGCATGTAGTCAACCGGCAACCCATACACGCAGCCATCCATGCTCTCGCAGATAATCCGGCCACCAACTGCCATGCCGTGAACCAGGATGCGGTGCCGCTTGTCCGTGTGGTTCTTCTCTGTCCACCACTGACCCTTTTCAATCTTAACTGACTCGACGTTTGACATAACCCTCTCCCGTAAGAAAAAAGTGAATAGCTCGTGAAGGCCCGATGAGATGCTTCAGCATCCTGAGCCAAGTTTGAATTCTGGTGTGGATCACCGACTGATGAACTCCACACCGTTTAGCGATGGAACCTTGTGTCTCTCCGTGGAAGTACCTGAAGAGAACCTCGTACGCAGACGGTAGCTCTTTCCGGATAACGTCCCATAGCTCCTCCAGGTTCTCCTCACAAACCTCGGGCCTGTTACGAAACAGCCCGGCCGGTCTAACCGGCCTGTGCTTAGCCAACATCCTCTTTAGAGTGTAGCTGGCCGTCCAGTAGCATCCGTTGCTCAGCAGGACGTCCTTCTTCGGTGGGTACCGCAGGAGGTTAACCATCGTCTCCTGGACTACATCATCCAGACCAAGGGACCGGGCCTGTCTGGCCCGGCCGAGGTTGCAAGTGAAGTAGTACCGAACAGACTTCTCGATCTCTTCAGCACTGTACCGTTTGAAGAAACTCATGGCTGGTTAGCGACCTTGATAAACTCATCAGCAACGGCAAAGGCTTCTCTGGCCACGATAGCCCACTGCTCTGCGGACTCACCGACATCGGCCTTGACACTACCAATACGTACGTCCTTCAGGAAGTCCGAGATCAGGGCTGGAAACACCGACAGAGCGATTCCTTCGCGGTACTGCTTAGCTGCAATCACTTCCTGCAGGTTGACGGCTCCACCCTGAGCAGGACACTCCTCAACAAGGTCACAAGGGTCCTCCACATAGGTGTGGTACCGACCACCGTGGGTGTATGTATAGTCGCCACACACGAATGGATACTCACGGTCACTACCGTTGGCCGTAGTTGGTCCCACGATTTCTCCGTCTCTTCTCTTGTAATACTTACCGATTTCAATCTCCACAACGCACCTCCAGTTAAACAGTGAGCTGTAATTAGTCTACTTTCATTTTCTCGTCGATGAGATCCAGCGTGTCTTTGAACACCCGGTCGATCATGTCTGCGGCTTGCATCTTGGAGAAGTAGGGATCGGCTTGGTCCCTGATCCAGAACTTCACGTCATACCTGCCGTCCCGAAGCTTCGCCCGGATGTCGCTGTACAACTTGTGCAGAATCTCCTCCTTGAGACGCATCTCCATCCACTCAACGGACATGGCCCCTTCGTAGATGTCAGGGTCCCGCACAGTTCCCACCGCTCGGAGTAAGACATCGGCCTGCACCTCAGTGGCACGAGTCTCCTTTCGGTAATAGGACTTTATCTCAATGTCTTTTGCTGTGATCATCACACACCTCCAACTTTACAATGTGGTTTCCAACAGTTATACCCAATATCGTCCACCTGATCAGCAACACTCACAGAACGATGGCTAATCGCATATCCCATTTCGTTCCACTTCTGAGGGAAGATCACTGAAGCCCCGCCGCTCAGGTCAAACGACCGGCACTGCTGGTCACTGTCATCCACCAGAATCCTGTCCCGCCCGGCAAGCAACCACTTGTAGTGCGTGAGCACGTAGTTCTTGCTGTGCTTGCTCAGGAAGCCGTGCCTGCGGAGCCAGTTCAACTTGCCCGTCGCGGCCTCATCGTGGTTCCCCGGCGATGAGCAGTACACGATGTCGCCCTTGGTCTTCAGGTAGTCAACAAGCTCGTGTGCCCAGGGATAGACTGGCAGGTCGTCCCAGAAGTACATCGTGTCGTTGATCCGCTTCGTGAACTCGTCATCGTCCATGTAATCCTCGAAGAAGTTCCAGTGCTCTACCTGATCGGCTGTGATCGGCAGTTCAGCCGCTGCGATGGCACCCGACACGAAGTCGGCCAGTACGCCATCAAGGTCTAAGAAAATGGTTGTCACAGTGAGCACTCCTCCCCGATAGTGATTTCATCATAGCCGTACCGGTCAAACTGGTACTGACCCTCTCTCAGACTACGGACCCTGCGATCTGCCTCAATCTCTGTCAGATACACGCCCAGAATGCGTGACCCCTCGCAGTCCCAATACCCCCGCACAATGTAGACTATCATAAAGCACCTCCTGCCCAACAGTATTGCCGAAACGAAAATGCCCGGCAAGAGGTGCCGGGCAGATTCTCATGGGCGAGATTACTTGGGGTAGAAGATCATCCCTCCGTGCCCATCCCTTCCCTCTCCGGCACTACACACCGGGCAGACCTCCCAAGCCCATCTACCCTCCCTTTGACAGGTCTCGATCTTCTTCAGTTCTGCTTGGGTAGCCTCCGCTTCAGAACCACAGTTGCCGCAGCTACCGACCCACAGGTTATCGCTCGGCTTGGTTCCGACTTTAGTAATCTTCACCAGTCACCTCCTTGGTAAAGTAGTGGGTCAGGAGACCTCATAACGATAGCTGGTTTAGCCGGGTCAAACTGCCAAGCCGGTGTAGGACCAAACGATCGTTGTACGTAACACTGCCAGTTCATGTTCAGCAACCAAGTATCTGCCCACATCCGAGTAAACACCATCTCACTTCTCCTCCAGGAACACGTTAACGTCATTCATCAGTCCACCAACCTTTCTGCCCTCGACAGAAACACTGGAACACATTGGCTGGCCATGATAGGCCGTACCGCCAGAACTTTAATACCCCGTTGATCAGCGGAGTCTGAGATACGAACCTTTATCGTATTGCAGATGCTCCACACACCTCGGGTTTTGATCTCGTCAGCCGTAAGCTGGCTGATGATCTTTACTAACCCGGAGCCGCCGATGAGTTCAAGATGGTTCTGCCCACTGAACTGCATTGTCTCGTACTTGAGAATGTCACTGATCTCATACTCGATACCGATCCTCCACTGCCACGTCTTATCGTCTGAAGACGTGACAGCGATGATTGCCGTCTCGCATATCTGGCTGACAACAGTGTGGACCCTCCAGTACTGAATGAGCGGCCAGATGATGTACAGCCCCGGACCCTTGGCCCGGCCGTATCTACCGAACCAGTAACAGGCCGCTTCTTCGGTTGGTGCCACGATCGTCGGTCGGGGCATCAACTCCCAGAGGAACTGCACTATTTGGGTCAGTAGATCAAGCACTTTTTCTCTCCATCCGCCTATGTGGGTATTGCTTCAGTTCAGCGGTCATGTCAAGCTCCTGACGTTGGTGTTAGCTCGATGTGGGTTACGACACGTCGCTGTTTCTTGACGGTGAACATGTCATACGTAAGTTTCAGCCACCAGGCTCCGAGTGGTTTCGGCGGCTTGCCGGTTCCAACGTGCCACCCACCTACCCCGGAACCGTATTCTTCTTTGTACGTCGACGTCTTGACGTACCATGAGCTACGCTGCTTGACCTCACCGTAACTATCGAGGTACACCTTCATGTTCTCCTGTACCCACCGCTGGTGGACGTGACCACTCAGCATGATATCGGCCCCATCGACGTAGGCGTTCTGTCGTTGTGCCTGGATGGTGTCCTGTGTGACGGGACCGCCACCTCCGTACCCGTGCATGTGCCAGAGAACTCGTGAGGTCCTGTGGCCCGACCCATCATCCAGCAGGAACTTGATCCAACCTGTGTAGCCCGTCACAGGAACTACAGCTCCAGTCTTCGTCCTGAGGGCCTGAGCGAGACGTTCGGTCAGGTTGGTCTCGTGTCGACCGAGGATGCTCGTCTCGTGGTTGCCGTACCCGAGAGCAACGATGTTCTTGGCGTACGGCTCATAGAAGTCGGCAGCGGTGTTTACCAGTGAGTCGAGGTACTCACCGTTCTGGTGTTCGGGTCGAATGTCAGACTTGTTTGACCGTTTGTCGTACTTGCCTTGCATTGCACAGAACAAGTCTCCTATGTCAATGATCCCGGCCTCACGTTCGAGGGCCTCGTCCAGGTGTCTCTTCTCAAGTTCATGGTTACAGTGTGGGTTGTCGTGGTGCCGGTCTCCAGATAGCAGGAACCAGTGCTCTTTCTTTTTGCTACAGTCGAGAGCTACTTTTACGACGTTAGGACTTACACCTTTTTCCAACGTGAACATGCTGGGCTCCAGAAAACAAAGTTGGTGAACCGGAGTAATCCTACCGAAAGGAATACCCCGGCACAACCCGTTTCCTACTCCTGAGAAGATGTATCCGACGATTCATGGACACGAAGCACGAACGTGCGGGCCTCACACGCCGTAACCTTACACCGCCTGAAACCTATTTCCATCAGGGGGCCGTTATCGACAGCCGCAAGAGCCATAACCCGCTTCCTGGCTGTCTCCATGTTCCCCCCGTATATCTCGACAACAGTCCTGGCGATCTCGTTAGCCGTACGGGGGTTCTCGTCTGTGCAGGCCACAACACGCTCGTTGACCTTCAGTACCTGCAGCTTTGACGCAGTCGACCCCCAATACTTCTCACGGGCAACCTCATTCTTCACGGTTCGCCTCCTTCTTCAGCGTTTCGTGCATCATCCCCTGGACGTTGAACAGCATTGCGTTGAGAGCCTCAACGATGTCAACCTGCTCGCCGCTGTCCGGAGAAATCGCCGTGCCGCCACGATGGATAGTCCATACGTCCATGAAGTGGCGGAACATCGACTTCATGTAGACGTCAATCGGGATTCCCTTCTGCCAGTTGTCGCTATCCCGCGTCGTACCGTCCTTCTGCTTGCGGTGAGACGTCATGTAGTCCCCAAAGGCTTTGATCACGGTTGGTGACAAGAACCCCTCGTAATCGTTCTTTGAGCTGTCGAGGTTACGTGTCGCCCCAGTCTCGAAGGTTCGGATCTCTCCGATAGTCGGTTCGGGTGCGGCGGATTCCTCGACCAGATCAAACCAGAGGTTAGACATCTCCGGGGCAACACCTTGGACACGTAGTATTTGTGTCGTGGTCGAATTACCGTATTCAAGGGCCACGTCGCGGACCTTGAATACGTCCCGGACAGTCTCTGTAGACCCCCAGTCCCGTCCTAAAGTTATTTCCGTGCCGTACGCAAGTTTACGAAGTCGGACCTTGTCTCCCGCCTTGAACTTCCTCCGGGGTTGTACTACGTTTGTAGTAGCAGCCGGTTCCTCTGGCGGCTTTTCGGGTATGACTTCGAACCAAATACCCGGCATAATGTCTCGACATTTCCGGTCGTCATACACCCCGAAGTATCCGGACGGGGTTACATCAACCTCGTACACTTTGCCGGTCGTCATGTCCCGATGGGTATAGATGAATCTCGCTTTCACTACACTTCCTCCTTCACAAAGATGCCTTCTGCCGTCAGGTGCCCCTTCCGGTCCTTGATCTGATCATAAGCCTGCTTGACGCAGTCCACAAGAGTTGTACCAGCTTCTTCCGCAATCTGAGAAATGTAGGCCACCATAAGCAGCCAGGTCATCCAGTACGAGCCTTGACCTTTACAAGCGGCCCCAAGTGGGATCAGAGCCTTCTGCAGTCTGTCGACGGGGTTGGGCACCGATGAAGGTACTACTGATGACCTCTGAGACGTAGGTGTCACCAGATCGCAGTACTCCTCGTCGTAGAGTGTGCTACCGACGATCAACGTGACGTAGATGTCTCCGATAGCGTCCATGATCTGCTCGTGAGTCCGTTCGTGTTGGTAGTCCCAGTCCGAGACCTTGTAAGCCATTAGATATCGCATTAGATACAAGGCTTCCACCAGCTCCTTCACCTCCTCTGCTGTCTTAAACGCCTGAGCGTAAGCCGAGCTGTGTGCCAGAATCTTCCGATCGTCTGCCCACTTAACGATCGCCAAGTTCAGTTCGTGCAACGTCATATCAACCTCCGAATAAAATGTGAATGTCACCGGGCGTATCATCGCCCCGGTAAGACTTTTGTCAAACCATCGTTGGTAAGATTCTTTACCATAGGAACTGGTGTACAAACGTCTGGTGCAGCTACTGCATCTTGGTGCCCGGGCACCAGCTTTCCGGATGCAGTTGACGATTGTACACTGTAGACTGGTAAAGATTTTTACTGTCCGGTACTGGTCTAACCTGGTATTACCGTCTACGGTTTAACCGGGCTTTGGCCCGGTAAACGTGGATGGGAGTTATTTAGAACCTTTCTCTGACAAATTTTTAGTATGGATTTGACAGGCCAGCCTGGTAGACCTACTATGCCCGCATCGCGGGCTAGTGGTCTACCAGGTCTCGCTGGTTAAACCGGCTTAAAGTTTTACCAGTGATTAGGTTTCTAACGAAACCCTTCAGGCTAGCCTGGCCTAACCTCGGGTATAACGTATAAGGTCTAACTGGTTTAACCTGTCTACCCGGTATGCAAAAAACCAAGGGTCCCCGCGATACCGATCGGTATTGAAACCAAGGTTCCGGCGACTGAGGAACCCTCTGTGTCCCGATCGGTAACATTCTCAAGTCTTGGCATCGCTGAAACCGAGACTTGACAACCCCGCCATCTGAATAGACACTATCTCCGTCCGACTTCCCCCGGAGATAGATAAAGATGAATGAATTGCAAGAGCACCGCCAGGCGGCGTTGCGAACGGCTGGGCACCTCTGTCGCCACGGCATCCGTGTATTCCCACTCAGGTATGGCTACAAAGATAAGTACCTTCACGAAGGCGACTGGGACGCCTACGCGACGAACAACATCAACACGTTCGTAACGCTCGTACCATCTGGACAGTTCAACCTCGCCATCTCATTCGGACCGGAGTCTAATCTCTGTGACGTTGAGCCGGACGATGCAAACGCTGTTAAGATCCTTGACGAGATGATCAAGGAGTCCGGCGTCAAGACGATCATGTACGCCACGTCTCGACGTGGTACGCATCATCTCTTCAAGTACGAACCTCGGCTGGCCGTATTCAACAAGGCCAACCTGAAGGTCAGCAACATCGAGTGCCGTCTCGGTCTCTACAACGAGAAGAACAAGCGACGACAGTATTCGGTAACGCCACCGTCGTTGCACCCGGATACTGGAGAGTTTTACAACTGGATAGAGGGGCACGCACCCTGGGACGTTGACCCAGCACCGATGCCAGAGAACATCATCCAGTTCTTCCTTACCAACTACACGGACAAGGACTACTCAAAGGCCGATGTCGTGTCAACCGGTGAAGGGTTTATTCCCGGCGAAGGCTACCGTCACGACTGGTTGCTGAAGTTCTCCAAGGAGCTTTACACCAAGTGGATGCTACCCCGCAACCATGTCGAAGACTTGTGCCGGTACATGTCACAAGCCATCGGTTCATACGAGATGGAGGGCCGAGGCGAGCATGAGATTAAGAACCTCTTCAACAACCTCCAGCGGCCGGTAGATCCGCTGAAAGAGTTAACCGCCGAGATCAGCATGGAGGACGTCAACGACGTTCTGGAAACCATGAGGTCCATGCAGGCAGCAACCAATGCTGGCCAGTCACCAGAGATCCCGTCACACATCTTCCCAGCCGTCATTGAGGAAGCCAGTCAGAACGCAAAGCTAGCGGGCTACCCGAGGAATCTATTTCTACATGCGGTCCTGTGCGTCACGTCGCACGCACTGGGGCAGGCCGTACGAGTCAGAGTTAGTCCAGACCACAGTACAATGGGTCTGCAGATGTTTTCATTCGGAGTGGGAGGTTCCGGGACGGGGAAGAGTAAGACCTTATCGGCCTTGCTAGGACCGGTCTCCCACTCCGAAAGTGTTACAACAGAGGGGAGCCCCGAAGGGCTTGTCTCCCTCATGAGTCGGTTCCAGCGGGGGATCATGCTGGAGTTCACCGAGGGTAAAGAGTTCTTCAAGATGCTCGGCAAGTATGGACCCAACGCTGGGCAGGGATCAGACAACAGTCTGTTCCACAAATGTTGGTCCGGTGACAAGATCAAGAGGACTCTGCAGAAGGGCACCTTCGGGGTACAGAGCCCGTTCCTCACAGTCTGTGCAGCCATCCAGAAGATTAACCTGAACCAGATGCCGATCAACGATTGTATGGACGGGCTCCTACCGAGAATGTTCGTCTATCCAATCGGTGACGTGCCAGCCAAAGAAGATCCCGCAGCCATAGCCAAGGTTCAGGAGTTCTTACAGCAGTGGTACGAGATCGTAGGGAGACTGGAGTCGGTGAAGCCGTCCATCGGCCTGCCATCAATCTCAGGTCTCCTCGCCGGTGCGGGCGTGGCTGTCAAGCCACTCACGATGACACTGGACCCTCAAGCCCGAGAATTGTGGCGAGAGTATGCTGCCCATAAGAAGTCTCCGCAGACGCTCAGCCAGTGGCCAGAGGATCATCCGTACCGAGCAGACGTGGTTAGACATGCTGAGATCGCGTTACGTACGTCAGCGGACCTTGTGATACTGGACTGCGGGTGTGATAAGCGGTTCTGGGAGTTGAACCAGGTTGGCAACCAGGATCACGGTAACATCAACAAGGATTGGATGCAGAAGTCCATCGACTTCATGGAGCACAACTGGTACCAGAAGCAGAAGCTGGTCGACGGCATCGTTGAGTCAGCTTTCGCGGTAGCCAGCGGTAACTACATGCTGGGTCGAGAAGAATCGGTACCAGCTCGGTTCGCCGTACAAGCGGCCGACCGGCGTCGACGTGTCGAGAAGTCATTCGGGGAGGTGTGGACCCTGAGAGAGTACTACAGTGTTCTCAAGTTGAAGAAAGATGAAGCCAGGAAGGAACTGGACATGTTTCTTCGAGAGGGCACTGTCGTAGAATTGCCAATGCAGGACGGACAGAAAGCCGCCCGATTCAAATTTTTAGGAGAGATAGATGACAAGTGACGGTACGCATACGTTGCACCGGATTGACGTGAAGGACCATTTGCCGAGAGAAGGATCTTACGTGCTGTGTTGGGGGCACAACAAGAACCTTGGCTGGCGATGGGTTGACGTGCTCTACTTCGACGGTGAGATTTTTGTCGATGAGGGTGCTGAGGAACCTGGAGAGTTCCACTACATGGTCACCCACTGGGCACAACTTGAGCCGTTGAACTGGAACGACGGGGTACCACTGTTTCGGGGGTATATCCAATGACACTGATCGACGATATCGCACGGATGGAGGCTGCGGCCAAGTCTCACTTCGTCAAACCCGAGGTGGCTGAAGAACCGACGAGGGAGTTGTCAACGGACAAGATCGTGCTTAACCCCAAGCTGGACCCTGACCCGTACAACCTCCACGGTATGTCTTTGTCGTACCGTCTCAAGTGTATGGGTTGGCCATGACCAAGGTCACGTTCTGTTTGATCGGTAGAGCCGGGTGCAACATCCACTTCGTGTGGGACGATGTTGGACCCGGCCTTTACGTTCAATGGTCTGACAGTGAAGAACTGACCGGCCGGATCGTGCGGGAAGGCGATGGTACTTTCCCGGACAAGTACTTTGCACATTTGACGGAGGTGTTAGCGTGAACGTGCTTGTTGCGTGTGAGTACAGCGGACGGGTGCGAGATGCCTTCCGCAAACTTGGCCATGATGCTTGGTCCTGCGATATCATCGACTCGGAGACACCGAGCGAGTACCACATCAAGGCCGATGTTCTCAGCGTTCTCAACTGCGGCTGGGATCTGATCATCGCTCACCCACCTTGTACGTACCTCTGCAACAGCGGAGTCCGTTGGTTGTACACAGAAGAGGGGCGTCTCAAGAAGATGACCGCTGCTGCCGGTTTCTTCAAAAGATTTCTCGAAGTTGACTGCCCGAGAGTCTGTATTGAGAATCCGATCATGCACAAGCACGCCAAGGTTATCATCGGTGTAGACTACACCCAGATCGTTCAACCGTGGCAGTATGGCCACGGGGAGACAAAGGCTACTTGCCTCTGGTTAAAGGGTTTGCCAAAGCTGGAACCGACAAACATCGTTGAAGGGCGTGAGGCCCGGATACATATGATGTCACCGGGGAAGGACCGGGGTAAGAAGCGGTCTGAGACGTATCAAGGTATTGCCGACGCGATGGCGGCACAGTGGGGCAGTTTATGAGCACATGGGTCTACGCACGAGTATCAACCCTCGACCAGTACGTCAACGGGTACTCCATCGACCAACAGGTTCGGGTGTGCCTTGAGTACGCCAAGAACAACGACTACCTGCTTGGTCTTGAGACCAACTGCGACCTGCCCGGTGTCTTCATTGACGGCGGTAAGTCAGCCTTCAAGAAGAAGCTATGCCAACGGCCGGGTGGGCTCATGCTGCTCGGCAACGCTAAGCCCGGCGACGTCATCATCGCGTTGGCCACCCACCGTCTGTTCCGCCAGTTCAACGACATGGTTGCTGTGATGGACCAGTGGGTACAGAACGGCGTGACGGTGAAGTTCGTCGACTACCCGACGCTCAACACCGACACAGCCAATGGCAAGGCGATGCTTTACATGATGGCGGTCATGGCTCAGCTAAGATCCGAGTTGATCTCAGCCCGAGTCAAAGAGTCACGAGTCATCGCAAGGACGAAGGCCCCCGAGAGGCCAAAGCCCAAACCCGTCGAGACCATCTGCTCATCAAAAGATGTCGGTGCTATCCTACAGCAGATGCAGCGTGACCGTGAAGCGGACAAGTACAAGTTCACGGGAAGGGTCCACGCATACGTCCGTGTATCCACGAACGACCAGACTGTTGAGCATCAAGTCAACCTGCTCACAAAGATGTTGCCCGACGATCTGCGTGGAGCTGAGATTGTCTGGTACAAGGACGAAGGGGTGTCAGCCTTCAAGACCAAGTTCGAGAAGAGAAAGGCTGGGGGCGAGATGCTCAAGGCACTGAAGCCCGGCGACATGGTTGTGGCGTGGCGACCAGACCGTCTCTTCAGGTCAATGGTCGACGCTAACCGAGTGGTCGATTCGATCCACAAGACCGGGGCGTCCCTGATGACCGTTGAGGGCGATCTGCGGACAGACAAACCACAGGGCAAGATGCTCATGCAGATGCTGGCCATGTTTGCCGAGATCGAGTCACAGGACATCTCACGCCTGACAAGACTCGGTAACTTCGGGGCCATTGGTATCAACCCGAAGATGCAGGCGATGCGTGTACCGAAGCTCCTGCGTGAGATGAAGAAACACTTCAACCAGAAGCACTACCACTTCGAGAACATTTTCACAGCCGACGAACGGTTCTACATGCACATCGAGCTTCACCTGACCGCGAAGAACTATCGTAGTCGGAAGGAGGCTTGCCGGGTCATCAGTAACAAGTGGCTGGCGAAGAAAGGTCTACCACCGGTACAGGGTGAGTACGGCGAACCTTGTAAGAACTACGCAAGAAGAATCCACAACATGCAGAAGGTGGAGTTCACCGAACGACGTCATCGGTTGTGTGAGCGGTTGAAGAAGCACCCGGACGAAGTGAGGTATCCGTTGAGTACAGAGACGGCTTGTCAGCTCGTGAGGAACCAGACAGAGTTCCTTCGTGTTGCGAAGATGTTTCCGGGGCGGCTGAAGGATAAGCAGTCACTGACGATGCTGGCGTCATCGTGTACGTCACCAGAGGCTGCAGTAGATTTCATGGGGAGACTGGGATGACGCTGAAAGAAAAGATTCTTGAACTAAGCGGCGAGTATCTGTTGGTCCACAAGTCACACATCAGAACCATGCAGGTGTATGACATCGCTAAGAGCGGGTATCTGACCCGGGCTGACATCATGGCGATGGGCAGCGATATATGTCCTGACGTCGAGATCGTGTACTCCAAGCTCAGCATGGAGGACCTTCTGAAGCAGCACGAGGATTGGACTGTAGACGAACTGATCAGGTATCTTGAGGCACCAAAGCCTGAGCCCACACAATCAGATCCGTCCTGAATATCTGAAGACGACCACCCAACCAGAATGACCCGAGGTAGCAACGCACCTCGGGTCTTTTTTTGTTCTGTACCCCTTTGAGGCACCAGTTGCGAACGGTATCCGTTGTCACCTCAATGCCACGTTGGCTGAGCCAAGCGACAACCTCTTTCGGGGATAGGTGCGGCGGTTCATTCTCTACATTCAACACCTGTAACTCCGTCTGGGGGTAAAACCGAAGAAACCGAAAAAGCCGAATCTAGGTAGTTTGTAAACATCTTGCTATTGCAATGCAAGTCTAAAAAGATTCTCATGCTTGGGAATGTTTCACCCCAGACATAAGGATCAGGCATGACTACCCCAGCGTTACCGTCGTTTCAGATGCTGCAGCAACAGGCTGCCACACCACAACCGAACATACCGAGTGCTCCGTCTGGGGGAGCGAACAACCCTCCCGTCCCGGTTCCACAACCGGGCGGGATGGGTTTACCAACTCCCCAGCCACAAGCTCCTCAGTTCATACCACCTGTGGCTCCCGCACGGGACCCGTTTCTGATCCAACTTGAACAGTCGAACCGATTGCCACCTGGCCGGTTCAACACGGTGCAGGAAGCGTTCGACGCGATCTACACTCTGGCTGAACAACAGGAGTCAGAACTTGACCGATTCAAAGCCCAGCCCGTTGTAGCCCCGGCACCACCGGTAACACCTGCAGCTCCGGCTGAAGACCTCAACAAGATGGCAATGGCTTTCCAGCAGAACGGCTGGATGGCTCTTGAGAACGGGCAGTGGGTCGCCAAGCAACCTGCTGCTGGACAACTGGCCCAGCAACTCAACCACCAAATCCTCGAAGCACAGGCTCGTCAGGCTGAACTGTCTGACCCTTCTGCGTTCATCGCTAAGTACGGCAAGACGGCAATCGAGCAATACCTGACTCCACTCCAGAAAGAGATGGAAGCCCTGAGGCAGCAGAACCTGCAGCTCCAGATGGATATTGCGAAGAGTACTCCGAAACCACACGAAGCGTGGGTCAAGCAGAACGAGGCTGTGTTATGGACGACCGATCAGAGTGGGACACGTACACCATCCGCAGTGGGAAAAGTGTACGCCGATGCTTGGGACATGGCTGCGAGCTACAACCTGAGTGCCGAGGATGTTCACAAGTTCGCCATGACGGCGGCCACCCCATACATAACAACTGTGACGCAGCAGGCTCCTCAGCCACAGCCGCCACAACCTTGGATGCAACAGGTTCTTCAGAACCCGCCAGCACAGAACCCGGCGTTTAATGCTCCGGGAACTTTCCTTAACAACAGCGTTTCACCCCAACAACGAGACGTAACCTTGGATAACGATGGGCTTCCATCGTTCGCCAGATTACAAGCCCTTCCGCAATAACACGGAGTAGCACATGCCTGGTCATACACTTAATGCAGCAACCGTCAACGGACATATCAATCAAGTCCGTGACTTGGCTCCGAAGTACTGGAAGGGCGTTTCTGACTTGACAGTCCGAAACTACCTGACGTTCTTCAATCTGATGAAGTGGGGGAGCATCACATACAATGCTCGATCACACACTCAGATGTGGAATGCCCGAGTCCGACAGCCACAGGTTGTTCCGGCGATCGACGGTCAACCAATCGAGTTCGTCAACACCGACACCGATATTCAGTTCTACATCGGCATGAAGGGGTACCGAGGTACCGACTACTTGCCGGAACTGGAGTACCTGCAGGCTCAGGGAGCACCTGAGCAGATCAGTGACCGGTACACCCGCAAGTCCAAAGAACTTGCTCAGGCGATGATGGAACGACTCAGCCATTCTTATTACAAGGATGGTAACCTGGCTGCCAACGTGTATGACTTCGTGGGCATGAAAACCCCACTGTCTTACGCGGCCGGTACGGTGACTTCGGCCGACAAGGTTGCCCGACCAAACGGCAGCTACGCTGGCCAGTCTTGTGCTCTTGGCAACCTTGGTGGAACTTGGTCTGGCGACTTGGCTGTAAGCCCGAACGCTAACTTGGACAAGGACTGGCCTTTCGGTCAGGGTTCAAGCGAGTATGACGGCACGAGCCCACTGATCGTCAACTACGCTTCAACCGCCTGGGGAACTGCTCAGACCGACTGGGCCTCAAACGCAATCGCTGCGACGAGCTACGCTCAGACGGCGATGCTGCACAGAGGTGGTCAGTCAATGGTCGGAGCCATGCCGAACGTGGTCATGGCATCTGAAATGTTCACGGACTTCAAAAACAGTTTCCGTGAGAACAACCGACAGATGATGCCGTTCCGCGACGGTGACCTCGGCTACCCGGGCGAGACCCTGATGGTCGACGGAATGGTCTACAGCATGGACTACGCTGTCCCAACCGGCGAGGCTTACATGTACTTGCCGCAGTACGTGGAAGCGTTCTTCGTCCACAACCAGATTTACGGTGCTCAGGGTCCTGACTACTCAGTCAAGGACGTTGGATACCTGTACTACGTAAGTTGCTACGGCAACTACAAGTTCCTGCCGAAGTACATGGCTCGCTTCATCGCAGTGTGATAGCTGGCTGAATTGATAGCCCGGCCTTAACCGGCCGGGCTCTTTCTCCCTGATACCCTTCTCCACATTTCGGAGTGATTGATATGACCTGTAACATCCAGCAACAACTCGGTGAACTTGATATCGTCAAGGACGACAACGCCCTCGGTACGGTCAAGCATTTCCGCGACCTGAACATGACGTTCCCAAATTTCTGGACGCTCAACTCGCAGACGTCCGTGAAAGCCATCTTCGTTCGAAACGATTCGGGCGGAACCTTGGGGAGTGGCCTTGGTGTCACTTACAAAAGTGGCGGGATTGGGAAGACCATTGGTTCTCTTAGCGGTGCCAACCTTCGCTGTGACGGCGTGGTTGACCCCTTCCTCGGTGTCGGTGTAACCGTCCCGGACCAGTCATACTTCTGGCTGATCATTGAAGGACCAATCGACGTTGAGATCGGCGTGGGAGATATCACTGCTAACGCTGTCGTGCAGACCATCGCGTCCGGCAAGTTCGCTACAGGTACTGCCGGTACCAACCCACTCGGTCACAGCGGGATCTGTCAGACGGCTGCGGTGTCCGGTGCTCGTGCCCGAGTTTACTTTCAGAATCCATTCTCCGTCGTCAAAGGTTGATAACACACCCGCCGCACCTCTCGCACGTCAACGTCAACGTACGTCCGTGCTGACGTGCATCTGGGCGGGTTCTCTCTTTCTCTTCGCCCTCACCGGCTATGCAAGGTGGTGATCCTACTATGCTACCGCTCAGTCCTCCACCCGCAATTCATGGTACGTCTACAGCTCAGCCTGTGAGTGCAGGGAACCCTATCCAGGTTCCCCTGACACCTGCGACTCAGAAGTGACATGACCACTAACCAAGACCAAGCAGAGGGGCAGGCAGGTTCGACCTGTCTGCCCCTTTCTGTTTTCCCAGGCCGCATGATATGCAAAGGCATGTGCGGTATGCCGGTCAAGCAACTCTCCCCCAGAGGTTTCTGTATGTCCTGCGAAGATGAGGTAAAGACGGCAAGCACCATTGCTGTGCTGGCCACGAGTACCCCGGCCAAACCCGGGCGAGGATTCAGGGAGGCATTAGCTGAGGTACGCCGCTCAGGCAGGCCACTCACGCTCGACATGGCTGAGGCCGCAGAAGAAGCTCTCGGCGGTGCGGGCAACCTCGCCAAAATGATCGTAGATGACCTCAAGCGGGTGAAGGGCGAACACCTTGACCCGGAGCTGCAGGTCTTCCACGAGACCGACTGGAAGGTAGCCAAAGGTTTGACCGAGATGCTGGTCAACATCTTTCAGGCACGAGATAAGCTGGCCGGTGATACAGGGGACCCGCTGGCCGACGTCAGCGAAGCAGACCTCATGGCTATCGCAAGCCAAGCTGCGTTGCTTCAGATCGAGACCGACGCTGAGTTCAGGATAAAGATCCTCGACGCGATTATCGAAGCAGACCCAGACGCTGTTGTGGCTGCGGCTGGTCGAGCCCTCGATAAGATTGAAGCCGGTCCGAGAGTGGAGGTCATCGACGTATGAGCGACCTCATCTCACGAATCAAAGCATCATTGAAAGACAGGCAGGACCTTCAACAAGGCGTTGCTGCAGCCGCCAAGCTGGTACGTCAGAAGGTCAACGCCCTTGAGATGTTCCGGCCAACGAAGTACCAGGAGGAAGTTGTTCTTAGCGGGGCATCTGAGATCCTGGTCCAGGGGGCACCACGATCTGGTAAGTCTACTATCGTGGCGGCAATGGCAGCATCGTACCTCACCGGTATGCCTATCACGTTCTCAGACGGGTCTAAGCACTACGTGCGGGAGCCCGGCTGGATGGACCGACCGGTCAACATGTGGCTCATCGGTCTGCAGTTGAACCACATCGGACAGACGATCTACCGACTGCTTTGCAAACCGGGAGCGTTTGACATCGTCCGAGATAAGACAACAGGTATGTGGAGGTGTTGGCAGCCGGGCGTTGTACCGGGGGACGATGTCATTCCTGTCAACGAAAGGAAACCATCGCCACCTTTCATCCCGCCGTCCATGATCGAGAAAGAGTCATGGGCCAACAAGGCCGCATTCCAGTTCGAGTCTTTGACGATGAAGGACGGATCGACCGTCTATGCGTTTGCGTCCTCCGGTGCCGTGAAGCGTGGCGACCCGGTCAACATGATATGGATCGACGAAGAAATCGAGAACAGCGGTCACTACGCGGAGTGGCAGTCACGACTGTCTGACCGTAAGGGTCGTATCTTCTGGACGTCATGGCCGGACGCTTCAACAGCGGCACTGCTTGACCTGTATCGACGATGCGAGAATCAACGTGAAGAGTTCAACGCCGGTATCCGAAAGAAGCTCGACGTAACTAACTTCAAGTTCACGTCGTTCAAGAACCCGTTCATCGACGAGGACGAAAAGCGTAAGCGTATCGAGGGTTGGTCTGAAGATCAGATCACCGCCCGAGCGATGGGTGACTTCGTAGTCGGTAATATCCTTGCGTACCCGGAGTTCAACAAGCGTATCCACACAGTCGACTATGGCGACGGGCACCCACTGAACGACAAGGTCACGGAGGCTATGCGGCGGCTTAACTGGAACGCTCCAGCCGACTGGTGCGTCGACATAATCCTCGACCCGGGTACCGCTCGGCCAGCACTGTTGTGGGTGGCGATACCTCCTGAGTCTTTCTGGGACGACGGGGAGCCGTACCACATAGTATTCAGGGAGATGGCGGTCCCACGCATACACGCTGGGGAAATGGCTAGAAGGGCCAAAGCAGCCGACCCTTTCCGATGGTACGCCAGATTTATCGGGGACGCCAAGGCGGGCGACCAGACGCCGATGGGGCACGCCCACACGGTATTCCAGAATTACGAGATGGAGTTCCGGAAGGCGGGCTTGCGTTGTCAACTGACGGGTGATATGTTTCTCAGGGGAGAGACTGTCTGGGTCAACCGTTCATTGAAGTTGCGTACACTCATGCAGGTACGAACGTCATGCGGCCGACCCCGGTTTCGGGTTGTAACCCACATGTGCCCCGTGCTTGTCAAACAGTTAGAGACAACGGTGAAAGCCGTTACGAAGGAGGATGTGCAGGACAAGTTAGCTCAGGGTCAGATTCACGACGTACTCGATACGGCTGAATACTACGCCGGGTTCAACCCGAAGTTCCTCGCACCGCCCCCGAACCAGATCCCAAAGGACCCCGGTCTCCTCATGTGGGAGGCAGACCAGAAGTTTGTTCAGGACCGTTTCCGCCGAGATAAAGACGACCGCAAGGACAAGATTGTTCTCGGTGCCCCATAGCCCCCCCAGGACGTAGTATGAAATCATCAGAACTTGTACGGCAGTATGACATCGGTGAGAACTCACCGCCACACACGGTATGGCTCGGAGACACTGTCTGGTGGTTCGCCCAGAACGAAACCAGTGGTGTCCCCGCACCGGCCACGGTCTTAGCGTTCTGCGAAGACAACATGGTTAACCTGTCGTACCTGTCTGTCGTTGGTACGGGCAAGCAGGTTGTGATCACAGGCGTATGTCTCGTCGGAGATGAACGTCTGGGGAACAACAACTACCGCAAGAACGGGTCGTGGCTTCCACGAACAGCATTCGGCGTGTTACCGATTAAGGATTGAAGATGCAACCGCTCGACATGGAACAACTGCAGCGATGGGTTCTGGGTCCACTGGTCAACCAGTGGTTCGCCCGGTTCGGTGCTGCAGAGAAGACGAAGGAGCGGTTCAACGTAATGGCCAAGCTCTGCCGACAGTTCCTCGGCAGCTCGGCTAAGACCATGTGGGAGGACTCCTTTAGGAAGGAGTTCTACCCATCGGTGTCTCAACCGCAGTTCATGGTCAGCTTGAACAAAGCCTTCGAGCTGGTGGCCATCATTGGACCGAGCTTGTACTGGCAGAACCCGACCCGTGAAGTAAAGACTGCAGACACACCGGACCAAGTACAGATCGCTCAGATCCTTGGCCTGACGGACGAGATGCTACTTGAGCAAGTTAAGCAGCAGCAGGACCAGACTGAAGCTCAACGCACGATGCGTAACAGTCTTGCCACGGTCGTGCTGGAGTACATCGGTCGCCAACACCCGGGCTCGGTGAAGTCTGACTATGAGATGATAGTTCAGGACGCTCTTGTGACTGGCCGAGGGTGCGGCTGGACCGAGACATACGAAGACAAGGCGACGGGTGCCGCCTGCGTTGGTACGTTCTACGACCCCGTTGATAACCTGTTGATCGACCCGGATGCAAAAGATCCAATCCTACGAGACGTAAAGTGGATTGCCCGGCGACATCAGGAACCAGCGTGGGTCGTTGAACGTCGCTTTGGATACCCACCGGGATACCTCTACGGACGGGGAACTCACACCAGCTTTGAGTTCGCCACAAAGGGTTCCGTACAGGCCGACACCCAGACCCTGTATCAAGACCAAGTCGAGTGGTACGAGGTCTGGTCAACAGGGGGTATCGGAGCCCGAGTTGCTGGAGTACACGGGGACTACGGTCAAGCCATCGACAGGTTGACCGGGGACAACTGCTACCTATGTCTATGTCGGACGGTGCCGCACCCGCTTAACATGCCTCCAGCCTTGATGGCACAGGGTACACCTGAGCAAATCCTTGAAGCCTTGAAGTGGAGAACAGCTCGGTACGGTTCGGTCTGTGAGTTGTGGAAGGACCGCAAGTGGCCTGTCGAGGTCATGGACTTCTACCCAGTCATCAACACTACGTGGCCTATGGCTGTACTCGGCCCAGGCATCGGTTCGTTGCTGGCCATGAATATCCTGCTTGTCACCCATCTCGAAATGAGCTGGGATCGACGGCGAGATATCATCGCCATCTACAACGGGTATGAGCAGGAGGTTGAGCAGGCAATCAAGGGCGAGAACAACCCCGCCATTATCAAGATCAACCCCGTCTCGAACGTGCGAGTTCAGGACGTTGTGTCCTTCCTGCAGCGGCCTGACATCCAAGGCAACCTGTTGGATTGGCTGCAGTACCTCGACAATCAGTTCCAGATGGCAACGGGGCTCGACGACATTCACTACGGGGTTAGCCAGAAGCAGGCCCGCGTTAGTGCCGACGTAAACGCCAAGCAGAACGCAGCCAACGTCCGGCCAGAGAAGATGGCAACCGATGTCCACAAGTTCGTAGTCAACGTCTCCACGAAGGAGCTGTGGCTTGCGGCTATGTACATGAAGGGCGAACAGCTCAGGGGCCTACTCGGCCCTTGGGGGTCTATGGCGTGGGACACGATGCTGGGGGCCATGCCCTTCGAAGAGTTGTGCCGTGAGGTAGAGGTGTGGGTCGAGGCGACCGACATGAGACGACCTAACCGTGACAAGGACATGTCAGACCTGCAGCAGATCAGTCAGTTCCTCATCCCGGCAGCACAGCAGTATGCAACGGACACGGGCGATAGCAAGCCGATGAATGCTATCATCGCTCGGTTCGGTGAGGCTGCCCAGATACGTGACATTCAGGACTTCTTCTTCGGAGACTGGAGACCCCAGCAAGATCCGGCTATGCTTCAGGCTCAGCAACAGGCTGCTGCCCTTGAGTCTCAGAAAACTGCGGCTCAAACTGAAGAGATTAAAGCGAAGACAGTTGCAAGACTGGTTGATGCTCAGTACAAACAAGGAGGAGCGGCGGCTCCCGCACAGCAGAAGATGCAGTGGAATGACCTGTTCAACCGCCAGAAAGTTCGTATGCAGGAGGAGGCTCACCTGCAGAAAATGGTTCACCTGCAAGAGCAGCAGGATATCCAGGCAGCGGCTGCAGAGCAGGCTGCGAAGAATAGAGGTAAGTGATGCTTACGTTAACTGTTGTTTCCGATGGTTCCCCGGCAGATACCCAGACTGCGATCTCGCTGGCGTACAACTCGGGCCTGGCTGTCAAGGTTCTTGGGCTTGACGGTAAGGAGCTGGGCACTGTCTCAGCATCCCTTGCTATCCCCGAACCGGTCGAGGTGGACGAACCGCACCCGGTGCTTGAGCGAGAGGTCGCCCCCGAAGTCGCCCCCGAACCAACCGGGGAAGTCACCGGGGAAGTTGTAGTATCGGAATCGAGCCCATGAGTCGCTTCGCAACCCTGAGAGATAACCTCGCGTATGACGCTGTCGTAGCTGCAGGACCTCATGCGGTCGAGGCGTTCGAACGTATGCTGGTTAATGGTGAGTCCGTATCTATGGCGACAACGCTTGCGACCCGGACTCCACCGAGAACTGGCGTGGATGACCGAGTCCTCCAGGCCAACACGAAGTCCGTCTCTGATCAGTTCAAAGGTTGCGAGCCCATGCTCGACCTGTACCGTAAGAACTACAAGATGAAGACGGGTGAGAACCTTCCGGAAGACGCCGTGGTTTACAGAGGCTTAGCCAAGTACCCCGGGGACCCGGACTGTATCGTGACCCACAAGAATACTTTGTCGGACGTTAAGCGTGCGATGAAGAATCGTAACGAGTGGGTCGAAGGTGACTGGGAGAACCATCCAGAGCAGCAGTGCCCTGAAGGTCAGAAGGTCGCCATGAACGACGTGGCAATGGCCCGGTATAAGTCAGAGTACCGGGCACTGCCCGCGTACGAAGGTGTTGACGATCGGGACCTTGAAGCTGAGATTCTTCACAACCACTCTCGACCAATGTCGGGCGAGGATTTGATGAACGCAGCGACGAGCCTTGACCAAGTTCACAAGGAGACGTTCGGGTGATCACAGTTGACGACATGATGTCCCATATGTCAGTAGCGATTAACCAACCACTCTCTGGCTGGCTGGAGGGAAAGGTTCGTAATGCGGTACTGTCAGCGTGGGCACGCCTGATGACCCTGCACGAGTGGGCGTACTTCCATCGGATGGGTACTCTCCTGACTTACGCAGGACAAACCACGGGCACCGTCGACTTCAGTGTTTCAACTCGGCAAGTAACCCTGACCGGTGGGACGTGGCCGACAAACGCCACGTCTCGCCACATCAGGTTGAACGATAACTGGTACCCGATCTACAAGAGAACGAGCAGCACAGTCATCGAGCTATACGCTGGCAAACACCCAGTCGAGAATCTCGATGACGAGTCCTACCTGATCCAACAGGTGGTGTACCCACTCCCGCAGGACGTGGGAGATGTGCTGCAAGTTATCGAGGGTATCCAGAACATACAGATGCTGCGGCTAAACCTCGTCGAAGCGTTCCAGCTTCAGGAAGGTTTAGCCTGGTCACCAATGCTGCCAACCAGCTACGCCTTGGTTGCAGACTCGAATAACCCCCAGTGTTGGAACATGTGGATTCCAACGGAGCAAACGCAGGACGTTGTTCTGCAGTACATGTACAAGGCACGGAGACCCAACGATGTCCTTACACGAGAGAGTCGTGGAACAGTTACGGTGGCTTCTGGAGTGGCGACGTTTTCTGAAGAAGTGGTTACGGCCCTATGGGCCGGTGCCAACGTACTGCTGAGAATCGCCAACAACGATACGCAGACGCCGACAGGTAACTGGGGCGATACACAGGCCGGTGACATCCGGTACAACAGAGATTGTACTGAGGTCCGAGTTGTTGAGCGGTTAACGTCTACCACCTGCCGGGTGTCCAATGCGACGTTAGCGGTTACTGGAGTGTCATACACGGCGTCAAGTCTCATCGACACAGCCGATGCGACGATGGAGATTCTTGTTGCACGATTAGCGGAGGACGAGTACGGTGCGAAACCTGTTGGCAATCATTCTGAAATGCTTACGTCCAAAACGCGGCTTGCAGCAGCCTACCTCGAAGCTAAATCCGCTGACGCTAGACGTGTCAGACCAAAGTCGTCGATCTCTCAATGGTATGGACTTCGCCTACAAGACCTTGGACATGCCTCAGCAAGTTCCTGACCTTGAGTGGGTAACGACCGCTGATCTTGCCGTCGAGATTCTCAGACGGTGTGAGATCGGGGTGATTACGATCGGGAAGCAGAAGACAGATCATAAGCACTCGATAGAAGTGTTTACCAAGGGTGCTTTCGCAAAGAAGATGGTAGTGCTTGAGCAGACCAGAGACTTACTTACAGACGTAGGGGCCGACGAGTAATGGCAGCTCCAGAGTGGAACATCCTGAACCGTACAAAGCTCGTCCTGAAAGGTATGGCTGCCAACCGGCAGTTCGTGGCCAGTCAGGGTGAGGTTGTACGGACTATCAATCCGGGAACCATCCAGGTCTGGAAAGCGGTTGAACAAGGTAGAGGGGAGAACGGTCTCCAGAACATTGCCCTCCCAGCCATACGCATAACATCGCTCCCGGTAGAGTCTACCATAGGTGCCGGACTGAACTGTGCGGACGATGAGGTCGTACGTATCGCCATTCAGATTCTTGACATGTCAAACTACGAAACGTCGGGTCCACTTCGAACGTACATGGACTGGATGGACGCCATCCGAACCCAGCTTCTCGCAATACCCAATCCGTTCTTGCAGGACGCTGACGTAGAAGTGTACGATCCCTACGTCGTACACATCATCAAACGGTTGTCTGCGGAAGCCCAGAGTCTTATCAGACACGACCAACAGGTTGCGTTGTTTACATTCCAAGTTATGGTGAGGCACCACAGATGACAATCTCAGTTCCTGTTAACGCCCGTATGATGGTCAACGGGAAGAAGTTCTGCTTCGCCAAGTTCCTGAATCAGTCTTCAGTTGAACGTGTGCAGAACCCTGACGCCAACTGCGGTAACCGAGACCCGCTCCTGCAGCGGACAGCTTCCGGTCGACGCAAGTTCGCGTTCACGACGTACCACGATATCACGTACCCGATCTTGGTGGAGTTACTGCCGTTGGCGGGACTGACCAACGTATCGGGTACGTACACTGCGAACCAAGCCGACCCAACGACGATTAACATCGACGTCGACGCGGTCGGGGCGATCCACAGCTTCACCGGATGCCGGGTCAATCGGTTCATCCTGCGGGGTCAGACGGGTACCCTTCCGATCTCTCTGGAGATCCAATGGGTCGCCACAAACGAAACCCAAGGCACCCCAACGTGGGTAGACGGTACCGTCGACAACATCTTTGCGTTCCCGGGTGCAACGTACACCATCAACGCAACGGCAGTTGACTTCGACAGGTTTGCTTTTGTCATTGACAACAAGCTCATCCCATCGTGGAACTCGTCTGTCACAGTGACAGACGTTGGCAACGGTCCTCGCCAGACTTTGCTCGCCACAAGCATCCCATACACGTCAGCTACCAAAGCCCTGTACTGGACTAACCGAGACGCAGTCAACTCTGGAGACGACCACGTACTGGTTCTCAACAACGGTACCGATACGGTGACGATCACGTTCCCTAATGCGGTGTTCATTCCGGAAGGTGTATCCATCGAAGGCTCGCTTGAAGAGATTCGACTGCCCATGACTTGGGAAGCCCACCGCACATCCGCTGTCGCAGCCTTCAATGTTGTACTGACTAACGCATGATACCAGCATACCTTGATGACGGGTTCACACAGGAAGCAGCACCGGGCGTCTTCTGCCGCCCGATGTTGTGGCCCGAGAAACGTGACTGGAAACAGTACGCCACAGAGAATCCCGGTAAGGCGTGGGACAGGCTTGCCCAGAGCCATGTCTATGGCGACCTGTCCGAAGCGGAGAACCACAAAAATGAAGTGGTCAATGTTATTCTTGGGTACACGTCGAAAGACGAGTCCCGGGACTTTCAGGACCTCAGCGATAGCATCCAGCTCCACACTACCAACCCCGGTCTCAGTGTGATGTCCTGTTCAACGTGCCGGAAGTACTGCGTGAACCATGACGACGGTTCCCTGTACATCGGACCGAGCGGGGAGCCTACTCTACTCCCGTTCGGCATGAAGGTGCCGTGTGAGACTCAGAGCGGGTGCCTCAAGGGCCACTGGTCAGAACCTAACGGACTGTCGAACGGACGTTGGTCGAAGACGTGGCGGCACTACTGGAGGTACAGGTACGACTGCCCAATGCAGGACGAGCTGTGGAACCGCAACAGAATGCTGATTGAATGGGTGGTGCTGTATGGACGAGATAAGCGATTTGATCCGTTTGTTGGCCGAGGCTCCGATGGAGGAGCCGCCGATGTCCCGGCCGAAGGATCTGTTGGAAAGGATATCCCTGGAGCGAGTTGTATCTGAGGGGGTACAGCACGTCGGCCAAGTAGCTCCGGACGCCGTACCCGCCCAACAGCAGACACAGGTCGGTGGGTTGGCAAACCCTAAGACGGGCGTGCCCGACATACCACTTCAGGTAGACGTAGCTCAACTGGAAGAGATACCGGGAAGACCGGCAACCCCGAACAAGTCCGAGGTCGTAGCCGGACGATCGGTAACACCAAAGCCCCAGCAACCGATGAAGGTCGGGGAGGCAAGGGTGTTTTCACCAGAGACTATGGCCGGTCGGGTTGCTACCCCGAAGATACTCGATACAATCGCTGGCCTACCTGCGGCACTGCGGGAGAAACAGACGTCGACCGGGCAGGCACAGGTAACGCCGAGAGCACAGGTAACTGTAACTGTTCCACCGAACTTCCCACTGAACCCCAAAGACATCTTCACAGTCGTAGACGACCTGATACAATTACCCCCCAGACAGGACGTATCTGGTGCCCGAGACTTGCGGGTATCCAAAGCAAGTAGTGACCTTGAGTCGACAGAAGCATACGTCGCCAGGTCTTTCATGGACAATGAAGGCAACACGTCAGACTTCGAGCGGTGGCACTTATGATCTTCACGTACGGCAGCTACTCACATGACCCAGACGAGGTGATGGTACGCACCTCGATACAGTGGATTGTCGACAAGTTCAACAGACGCATGGGCGAGATCATTGAGTACACAATCGTCGGGGTCAAGAAGGTCGCTGATGACCCGGACCCGGAGATCACCAAGCAGAACCTGACCGATGCCCTGTTCGACCTGACCGAGGCGTACAACGTCGACTACCAGGACTTCGGCATGTACCACGACGATGGTGTTACACCAACGCGACACATCGTCTTCAACGAAGAAACATTCGGCGGCACGAAGGTCGTCGTCCCACCGTCGTTCATCAACGGACCGTGGGGTGGTCGGGTAGAGTACACCAACACCCGAACTTTCTTTCTCGTGCTGCGAGCCGAGATACGGGTCGGTGACGGGCTATATGCACTGAAGCAGAAGCTGACGGTAAAGGGTACTGGCGGACCGAAGTGGAGATACTCTCCCAAGATGGTTGGCTCACCAGACGCTCAGATCCTGCAGACCGCCACATCGTTCTGGTACATTCAGGAGGGCGAGGCTATCGGCCGGTCAACATTCCCAGTACCTGCGGATGTCCTGTACCCGTCGATCGAGCACGGAGAGATGCGTACCGTCGAGTACACAGACGCCCAGGACATTGTTGTCGGCGGAGCTGAGATGTACGGTACCGCCTGGTCGTACGCTATGGAGGCAACAGTAGCTCAAGGGTTCAGTGCGTTCGTTGTGCCTACCGTGGAGGCACTGGCATGACGTGGTCATTCACTGGAGTGGTTGATCCGGTTCAAGCTGAGTACAACCAGGGCTTAGGCTTCAGCCCAGACGTGGCTGTACTCCGGTTCAACCCGCAAGTCACTGCGTTGCCAACATCAGGCACCTTGACACTTACATGGGACGTGACAACGATTACGTTACCGAACTGTGTTGTCGATCTCGGATCAATGCGGTACACTGACGATGGGTTCTACATGATGCTCAAGGTCCTCGACCGACGTGAGCGGTGGACCCGAGCAGCACCGATATCAGGCGAGTACAACACGATACGAGTGGGTACAAAGGCCCGGGCAAGGACATTACGCCAACTTGCCACGCTTCTGTTCACCGCTCTCGGGGAGGCTACGGCTAACGTATCAGCCCTACCAACAGATATCTATCCTCCCGTTTCGTGGCGATGCGACGACGTGGTTGAGGTATTGGAAGCACTCTTGACTGAGTATGGATACTCGGTCGCCCTTGGGTTTGGCTCTGAGTCTGTCACTGTGGTGAAGCTCGGCACCGGGGCGACCCTTTCTACGACGGACATGTTCGTAGGGTCGGCTACGATTGATCCGAAACTTGCTCCCCGCTACATGCGTAACTGCTTCGGGGACTCGGTAGCTCAGGTACGGTTGAAGATGGAAGCCGTTGGGCTGGACACCGATGGGTCCTGGAAACTGATTGACAGTCTGTCATTCAAACCAGCGGCTGGCTGGGAACGAGTAGCCCCCTACAGCCTGAATGAGGCCACGGTCGCCCTCACTGCAGACCAGAAGGTCGAGGCGGCAGCATACGTCCGGTCGGCTTACCGAGTGAAAGGTTTTGCCGACGGTACTTGGGACGTACCCGACGGGTCTGAGACGCTGACATCCCTCGATCAGATCCTACCGATCGAAGGCAGGCTCCTCAGCACAGAAGACTTCCGACCAGACGAGACGTACGAGAATCTCCGGGTGTACGGTAAGTACTTCCAGATGCCGGACGAGAAGGCCCAGCCGTTCGTTGGGGGGAACACTGTCATCGGAGACAAAGTTACCGGTCGACGGTACAGGTTCGACGGTGAGAACGGGATGCTGTTCTTCGAGGAACCGATCTACTACATGGACGGATCGGACATCAAGCCAGCAGACTTGTGGATCGAAGTAACCATCCGCATCCGGAACTCAACCAACGGATCGTGGCGGCACTACGAATACGACGTCGACGCGGAGCCTACAGGCACTGGGTACTACACGATTCGACACGAAGACCGAGCCGAGACAATCGTGTCGTACGATACAAGCCACGGCATAACGGCGTTCAGCACGAACGCTGCGTCACTCATCGCGTTAGGCGTGGCCGCAGCTTCCGCAGCAGCGGGCATGTTCGCCACGTCGGCAAGTCAGTACATCGCGTACAACCAGCCAAAGCTGATGTTACGGTGTGACGGAGCGATCCAGCAGGTTAAACACATCATGACTTGCGGCGAGCACGAGCACGCTGTAAACCGTACGACAGCTTCGAGGAACTTCGAGTTCGACAAGAAGGTACCGTCGAGAGCACAGAGGGTGGCTCATCTTCGGGCCATGAAATCAGCGGTGCATATCCAGCGGAGTAAGGTGTACGAGACGAAACTGAGGGACGGTAATGATTGACAGAAGCCAAGTTAACAACAGGTCCCAAGTTGACCTGTCGGCAGTCATTCCGTGGATAAACGACGCAGGAGCTGAGATACCCGCGTACGGAGTTATCCAACTTCGGACGAACTACGACACTACCAGTCACGCCCTAAAGCCAGACGGCACTACGGGGCTGTTCTTCGTCAACGGCCCGGTACCCGTTGCCAGCACAAAGCGTGGCGAGTCCCTCGTGTGGAATCGCCCGAGAACTGTTCTGCTCGATGGGTCTTCCGTCGGCCGGGAAGTGGGACCTGTAGAAGCCTCTTGGCAGATGACGTCAGAAGGCACCGGGTTCCGCGTACTGAAACAGGCGGTTGCGGGAGTCGGCGTTGTCGTCCAAGTTGGGGGTGGAGGGACTGGCGGGGGCGGTCACCGGATCTGGTTTGACATCACCTCCGTAACATGCAATGAGGACCTCACGAAAACCCTTACTGTTAATGTTACCCACTTCACTGGCGGCTGCGACGAACCGATTCCCGGAGAAGATGAGTACGGGAACATAATTGTTGAAGACATTTGTGGAATCCTGAACTACTATACCGAGATTTGGCTTGAATCCGGAGGGATCAAGGGGAGTGCCACGTACGTCTATCCGAGGAGCGGGTACTGTGAGCCTAAGTGGATTGTCGATAATGTCTGTGGTCAGCCGGAGTGTGCGTAATGGGACCTGAGTACTGGAAACCCGGCGTACCAACAGCGTTGAAGAAGTGCAGCGAGCGGGTATCAAACTCCTGCACCGATGAGACGGACGGGTGCTGTGCAGTCATCGCGTGTAGCTACTGTCTTGAGTGGAACCCCGATTACGGTCAGACCAAGAAAGGTTTTGCCACGTTCTTTGGCACGTACTGGTCCGGGTCCGTGGCAGGTGCAACGTGGATAGGTAGATGGGAGCGAGAGATCCTCCCGGATGTAACTCCCCCGCTCAGTGCTAACTCAGCAGGCATGTCGTTCGCCCCAATCGCTGGCGGTACGTACATGATGGGGAGTCCCGGGTCCGAGACAGGTAGACTGTCCAACGAGGATCAAGTCTCCAAGACGGTTGAGGCTTTTAATATCGGAACGACAGAGGTCACGCAGGCCCAGTACTTGGCAGTACGCGGGCTAAGCCCGAGTCATTTCGCCGGGTCAGGTCGTCCGGTGGAGATGGTATCCTACTCCGACGCATTGGCGTTTTGCTCGACCCTGTCGGCCCGCCCATCGGAAATAGCGATGGGTAGAACGTACCGGCTACCAACCGAAGCTGAGTGGGAGTGGGCGTGCCGGGCAGGTACAACCACAGCGTACTCCTTCGGGGCAAACCCTGTGGACCTGCCGACGTACGGATGGTTCGAGGATAACAGTGGGGCAGAGACCCATGACGTTTCGTTGAAGTCCCCCAACACCTCCAACCTATACGACATGCACGGTAACGTATGGGAGTGGGCACAGAACGACCAGTTGGACGCGGTCGAGGGGGAGCAGGTTATACGTGGAGGGGGTTGGGACTCTACCGCAGCCCAGTGCCGGTCAGCAAGTCGACAGACGGTGGCGGAGACAACGAAAGCAAACAACATAGGCTTTCGCGTTGTCATGATGCAGGCACCAATCCCCCAGTTAGGTGACTGCGAGTTCGTTGTCACGTTTGACGAAGACGAGGTCTACCGCAAGTCATGCGAGTACGGCCAATCGTGCCGAGACTCCAGTGACTCTGCGGTAGCCACGATCGGGTACTACGATACCGGCGTGATCAGTTGGACGAAGTACGAGCCCAGACCGCTGCACTACCGAGACGACGACTACAGCTACTGCAAGGTACACTACTGCGATGACTGTGAATGCACATGCGAGGAGCTATGCGTCGACGTACGGGAAGTGTTGACGTATGGGTACAGCGACTTCATCGACACGTATGAAGGTACGTTGGCAAACACCGCGTACCCTTGTGACCCTCCAGTGTGGGAAGGGACTGTTGGTAGCTTTGATTTGTCTCTTGCTCTGGGACATGACGAGTACGGGGCCTGTGTAATCACCCCAACAGTTAATGGGTATGATCAACCCGCCATTCCCGCTCCTGGGTGTGCGGACATGGAGGCTACCCTTGTCCTGGAAGACGGCAGTGAGATAACGGTCCGCTGCAAGAAGTGTGACTGCCCAGATGGAATTGGCGACTGTATCTGTGGTCGACCGATGGGGCCTATCCTACGTGTCGTTTGGTCGTCGGGCAACGGAACTCATGGCAGTGCGTCAAGGACGTTTGACTTGACGTATGGCATGGTCGACGAGCCAACGATATCATGTTCCCCTTGGTCACCTAACCCGTTCCCCGGCTACCGAGGCAGCGTGTCCGGGACGTTCCCAATCCCAATGGGTGGCACACGAGCAGACACGCTGGAGGTAATTTTGGTTTGCGAATGTACTGGTTGCCAGTATTGTATAT